GAAATCTTTAAACTTATTCAGTATGCTAACACCGTATTTGAGATAGAAATACCTCTTGCTACGGAAATCCGTAAGACTGTAGGATACTTACAAGCGTGCAGACGAATAGGTCATAAAGACGAAGATATAATGTTCCTTGTCGCAGATGTGAAGACCGAAGTGAAATACAAAATACGCTTTATGCCAAGTAGATTTTGTAGAAATACCGAGGAATTACCGATACCAGAGGATGTACTAATGTGTGCCTACGATGGTGTAAGGAAAATACTCGATAATAGATGTGACTATTTAGCAGAAAGGTGTGGTTATAAAAGAGCAATGAAATGAGTAAGGCAGAAGAAAGGGCGTTGGAGGCATATCCCGTTAAAGAAGAATGGGTAGGTAATCAGTATGGCGGGCCAGAAGATGTAAATAAAATATCAAGAGAAAAATACACCGAAGGCTATCACCAAGCAGAGAAAGACTTGGAACTGAGTTGGAAAGATATAAAGGAAATATGTGTCCAGTCGGTTTTAGTCGAAATTGATTTAGGTGGACTTGTTTCAGACGAAAGACATTATACAGAAGTATTGAAACGTTTCAAAGACTTTAAAGAAAGGAAAGAGAAATGAAGAAGATTATCCTATTAGCACTTACAGCCTTGATAATGGTGGGGTGTCTATCGAAGAGAGATAGTAATGGTGTTCCTTATGATGTACATGTTATTGATAGTTGCGAGTATATTGACGGTGGACATGCTTACGGTTTAGGTCACAAAGGCAACTGTAAGTTCTGCAAAGAGCGCAGACAAAAAGAATTAGAGGAGTTAGTAATTAAATTAAAAGATAAATAACTATGGCAACAATTAGAGCATACACAACCATTGAGCAAAGTCGTAAGTTGGCAGAGATACTGCCGCTTGAAAGTGCGGATATGTATTATCAGTATGTATTACCTAAATCAGATAAGATAAAACATAATCCCGAAATAGGTAATCCTGTAAATGCACTTAAATGGTACAATAAAGGATATACAGCATCTGGAAAAGAACCAATAACACTGGACGAATATTGCGTTCCTTGTTGGAGTCTCGCAGCATTACTTGGTGTTTTACCTGTATTTACCATTGACAGTTCTGATGACCATTATTTTAGAATACATTGTCAACAAAAATTTTCTGAATGGCATGATAATCTCACTGATGCTTGCTACGAAATGATTTTAAAGTTGAACGAACTTAAAATGTTGTGATCATGGTTACAGTTGATTACTTTAGGGGTAGAGAATATATTAAGCCTGCCGATTATCGGTATTACAGGGACATTAAAGGCAAAACAAAATATAGTGCGAAACATAAAAAATAAATAGTTATGAAAACAAACGAATTGCAAATAGGGGACTACGTTAATTATCGTGGTCAGATTATAAAGGTTACATCACTCTACGATAAAGGTGGTAGTAATGAAGTCGGTTGGAGTGACAAAGAGAGTGTATGGGTAAATGCAGACAATGTAGAACCTATCCCTCTTACCGCAGATATACTTGAAAAGAATGGGTTTCATAAAGAATGGGATGAGGATATTATACTTATGGTGTGTGATACTATAATAGTAGAAATTGGGAATAAATATAAGATATATAAAGATGGAAAAATGTATTTGCGTAGGGTATTAGCACCTTTATATTATGTTCATGAACTCCAGCACGCATTAAGACTTTGTGGAATTGATAAAACTATTGAATTATGAATGCAAACGCACCAGAGAAAATTTATATGACTCCTTGTTTTGGAGCACCAAATAATGTTTTACTTGCATCATTTAGTAAAAGTCATTTGAATTTTCATAGAGACATTGAATATACCCGCACTGATGCCTTTATTGATAAGGCTTGTGAGTATTGGTATCAATACAATCGAAATATGGTTAAAAAGCATGGCGCAAGAGCAGTATTAGGTTGTAGCGAATTTACTGTTAATGTTGAGGGTTTTAAAAAATATATGGAAGGAGAGTTAAATGCTGAAAAGATAGAAATAGATTTATTGAATGGTGTTGCTTTGACAGAAGATATGCTTGCTTCTTTAGCAAAAAAAGTATTTTGAACTTGGACTTAAAGCACAGAAAGGAGAATAGCTATGTCTGACATAGAACTTACCAAAGACCGCAAGAGTGATACCTGGATAATCACTACCACTGATGGGCAAGGGTTTCACAGACAAATCAATGTCACACGCAAACAAATGCGCTCGCTATACACACTATTGTTAAAAGAGTTATTTATTGAATAGCTATGACTTATCAGGAAATCGAAGATATGGCTATGAAGGATATGAAAGATACAAGCATCCTCTTCAAAGGCAAAAAACTTTTTCGGCTACCCAAGAGCACGACAAAGGCAGAACTAAAAAGGCTTATTGAGAGTGGCGCAGAATTTTATATTGAAGAGAAAAACGAAAAAAAGAAATAAAATGCCACAGATAGGAAAACGCTTGGAACCTGCTGAGGGCGTTAAGCCAAAGGTTGGTGACAAGGTAGTGTACGAAATAATTTACGATGATGGAAAGGTAGGTACAATTGCTACCTTCGTTACAGAATTTGATATATTGATAAGCAAATGAACCCTAAATACGAATACATATTCATACGTGGTTGGTGGGTGATCTTCTGCGATGGGAAGAGAACAGAAGAAATGTATCACTCACGCGAATATGCCAGGAAACGTGTTTACCAACTGAACGGATGGACGTATAAGCCAAAGAAAAAGATATGCTGAAACATCATCTTAACATACAGCCTTACAAGTATCAGGAAGAGGGTATCTGCTACGGACTCTCTAAACAACGTTTGTTTATTGGAGACGAACCAGGACTTGGGAAGACATTGCAGTCAATAGGCATTGTAGATACTGCCAATGCTTACCCTTGCCTGGTTATCTGTCCAAGCTCTCTGAAGATAAACTGGCAACGCGAATGGGAGAAGTTTACCAATCGCTCTGCCCTCGTCCTCGATAACTCTACGGCTACTACATGGCCCTACCTGCTGCAGATGCGTACACACTCTGTCGCTATCGTCAACTACGAAAGCTTGCGCAAGTTCTTTGTGTGGGATATAAAGGGCAATCCAAGGTCTTTCCGTCTGAAGGATGTGGTGTTCTGTCCGCATATAAAGATGTTCCGCAGCATCATCATTGACGAAAGCCACCGTGTAAAAGACCCTTCGGCACAGCAGACAATCTTCTCCAAGGGCATAGCAAGCGGCAAACGCTGGCGCATACTCCTGACTGGTACACCTGTTGTCAATTCTCCCGAAGACCTTGTGGCACAGCTCTCTATCCTTGACCGTCTCACAGAGTTTGGCGGCAAGTCTGCTTTCCTTGCACGCTATGGCGAAGGGGAAAACCTTACAGAGCTCTCACAGCGTTTGTATGGTTCCTGTCTTATCCGCAGGGAGAAGGCAAAGGTGCTCACACAGCTTCCGTCCAAAACACGCTGCGACCTGTATGTTACCATCAGCAACCAAGACGAATATCTCCTTGCACGCGACAACCTGCTTGAATATCTGAAAACCTACAAAGAGTGTACCGACATCGAAGCTCGCAGAAAGATGCGTATGGAGGCCCTTGTGCGTTTTATGGCCCTTCGCTCCATTTCCGCTAAGGGAAAGGTGGCACAGGCTATCGACTTTGCACGCAACTTCATAGCAAGTGGCAGGCAGCTCATCATCTTCTGTTCCCTGCATGAAATAGTGGACATGCTCTGCAAGGCGTTCCCAAAGTCTGCTGTACGTGTTACAGGACGTGACTCTGCTGCTGACAAACAAGCTGCTGTTGATGCGTTTCAGGCTGGCGAAAAACCGCTTATCATCTGTTCTATCAAGGCTGCTGGTGTGGGCCTTACCCTTACTGCAAGCTCTAACGTGCTCTTCATTGAGTTCCCTTGGACGTACGCAGACTGCTGTCAGTGTGAGGACAGGGCCCACCGTATAGGCCAAAAAGATAACGTGACGTGTTACTACCTCCTTGGCGAGGGTACTATTGACCATAAACTATATGACATCATACATCGCAAGAAGTCTATTGCCAATCAGATCATGGCATCAGGTGACGATATTCCCACCTCTCAGGCTTACTTTGACGAACTAATATCCACAATTCTATGAATTTCAAAACGACATTCGACAATATCCTGGCAGCAGAGAAGGATAGGAAGGTACGCAAGCACCCTTCTCAGGATGAACACTATCTGCAATGTTCCTGCGTAAAGTGGTTCCGTCTGCAATACAAGCGGTTTTCTCACAATCTCTTCGCTGTTCCTAATGGCGGCTGGCGTACCAAGTCCGAAGCAGGCAAGCTGAAAGCGGAGGGTGCGCTGGCTGGTGTGGCTGACCTTATCCTGCTAAAGTCTAATCATCGTTATGGTGCTCTGCTTATCGAGATGAAAACACGTATCGGCAAACAGAGTGACTATCAGAAGGCTTGGCAGGCCCTGATAGAGAAGGATGGCTACAAGTATGTTGTGGTGCGCTCCTTTGAAGAGTTCCAGAAAGTGATAAAAGAATATCTTGCTGACTGCGACTGATGGCACGCTATAAGAAAATATCCGATATAAAGGCCCTACCCTGCTACAGCCATATCCCTACAAGGCTGCTTTATCTGCATCTGTGTATGACATGTAACCCTGTCACAGGTGAGTTCTCTTGCAGTCTCAGGGATATGGCGTATGCCTGCAAGGTTACTATTACCAGCGCACGCACAGCCCTGAAAAACCTTGTACGCGATGGGCTGATTGTCAACAGCATTTCTACAACAAAGTATGGCACAACAGGAATACTCTCTGCTTATGTCAGACCTCAGCAGAAGGTGGAGCAGACCGTACAGCCTCAGCAGCAGGAAGAGAAGGTAGTGATTGATATTGACTACGTATTAAAGAATGAATGGCTGAAAGATATGCTTCCTGGCATTCTCGCTACCTTCCCATTAACGAGGTATGGAGCATGTAGTGCAGGCAAGCAGTTTGTTCAGGAAATGCGTAACGTTGGTAAGACATGGAAAGACCGTGAAGATGTCAGGCGGCATCATCTGTGGTGGTTGCAGAAGGAGTATCTTGGCATCAAGACAAAGAAAGAACTACAAATGAAAAAATCTATATTCGATAACAAACAAAAACAAAAGAAAGGAGAATAACTATGGCAACGAGAAAGAAACTATCAGAAATGACACCCATTGAGCGTACAGACCGCATCATGAACCACTCTACATGGGATGAAGCAGAAGAAGCAGGCATCGAAATTCTTGCACGCTGCATGGCAAAACGGGTCTATGCAGAGGGTAAAGGGATTAACTATATGACAGACCTTTTGAACCGTATCTGCACACGTGCAGACGAATGGGCAAAGGAAAATTCCTTTAAACTTGCCTGCGCAAAGCGTGGCTACGAAGAGCAACAAAAGAAGAATAATAACGAAAACAAGTAAATTATAAAGCTATGAAAGAAACAGTATTTGAGGCTATTGTAGCCTTTTTCTTGGGACACAAGTATTACGTGAACATTATCAACACCAGGGGAACTGGTATCTGTGAAACAACAAACCGTATCCATCATTCAAAGGAAGAAGCCGAGGAACATAAGAGACAAATTGACTCGACAGAGAGCTTCCTCTTCATCGAGACTGTCTCCTTCCGTTCACGGAAATTGTATTAAATGTAAGAACTTAAAAGTAATTATTAACTATTTATCAGTAATTTCGCGCTCATGAAACGTTTACGTCTATGGCTCGTCCGTCATTGGAGATGGTATCGCCAACTATCACTCTATGTAATCTGTGACGCAAGAGATAACTCTATTACCGTCTCTCGCGCTCTCTTCGATATGATGGACGTATGGAACCAGGAACAGGCAAAGGTGTTGGTGTTCAGACTGTGTAATGCAGCAAGGGAGGACTTGCACCAGCCTTACACTCTCTATGCCTTCACCCTCAACCCTGCGCTTGGCGAACAGCAGACGCAGCTCTGCAACATACAGTATAATGGCAAACATCATACAATAGGCTTTGAGAGTCTCTGCCCTACTGTCAACCGTATCTTCTACGACTATGGCATACCAACTGGCACAGACGTGGTAAGACTCTCTGTAGAACCAGGAGAAGCAAACGGAATATCATACTACATTATATTTCCACCGAAGCAAAATGACAACAGTACTACAGCAACCTCGAAAGCATGACATATCCTTCTATCGTGACGGAAGGATTGATATTACTGCTGGCATAGCAAAGCAGCTTGGCCTGCAGCGTGGCGATATGATAGATATTGCTACAGGCGGTTGGAAGTGTTTTCTGTATGTCAAGAAACGTGCAGACCAGATACAGGGCCGATATGAAGGAACTGTTAAGCCTACCAACAAAGGCAGGCACACAAACAACTTCCGTGCATACAGCAAGTCTCTGACCGACTTTATATTCCAAGAGTGTGAGAGTTGGCAGACTGTGACCGATGATGTCATACGTCTCTTCTCTCGCAAGCCTGTCAAAACAGAGTATGGCATTTCAATACCACTTGTTACACACCATCACGATATATAACTATGCAGAAAGAAATCATCTACAAAGGTTTTAGTGCCTCACCCAGCGACTACGAATGTCCAGACGGAGAACTTGCAGCAGCTATAGGCTTAGTGCCAGAGGAAAGTGGACTCCAAGCACCTCTGCCACCAAAGAAGTCTGATGTGGATTATGGTGACAGCGAAGTGCTTTGTATTCATGAAGGAAATGGATATACACACTATATCCTCAAAGATGGCAACAAAGTAAAGTGGGGGAATGTGTTGCTAAAGGATTTTGGTTCTTATACAATATATAGCGCAGAACCTATGGGAAATACCGTTGTTGTCCTTACTTCTAATGGTATGTATTACTTTCTATGGAAAGAAGAAAGTAATAGTTATAAAGATCTTGGCAACCATCTGCCAGAACTACCGATACAATTCGGACTTATAGCTGACAGAATTTCTGCAGATGGGGGCAGGGTTGAGTACAACAATGGGTGGGATGTTCATATACCTTATCCAGGAACTGAAGGGCAAACATTTCCACCTGAAAGAAACGAAACTCATGAAGATAACTATCTGAGACAAAATACCAATGACTATATTGGTAGCGTGGCATATTCTGATGAGATAAAGAATACTGTCACTGAGCAGGTATTGGCAAGGGTTAACAGTAAAGTCGAGGAATACAGAAGACAAGGCTACTTCCTTTTTCCTTTCTTTGTACGTTACGGTTATCAGCTACGCAATGGTTCTCGGACCATGTTCTCTGCTCCAGTTCTTATGACGATTGCTTCAAAATGTAATCCATATGTAGCAGTGACTGGTGTGCACTCTACCGAAACCGATCCTGCTTTTGAGGAAACTGATGCTGGCTGGAATATGCATCGTCATATGGAAAATCAACGTATGGACATCACTTTGTATTTTTCGCGTGCTCGTTTAGGTTACAAGGTTTTGACCTCAAGATACTTGGAAAAGGTGAAAGATTGGAAAGATATTATCCAATCTGTCGATATATTTATTTCGGAACCATTATGGACATATGACCAAGGAGGAAAATGTGTAGGCATAAACTATGATATAGATAGATTTACTACAGGTGGGAGACATAGTATTTGTAAAACAGAAGGATTTTTCAGTAACGAATTTAAAGGTGTGACGGATACAGAGATGTTCAATGGCCTTGACCTTCTGAATAGGCCATATGTGAAACTTCCTCTAAAACCTATTACAGAGACAGAAATAGAAAATGGTTCGCAGGTTTTTCGTTGTTTAAAACAAATAAACCTCAATGAGTTACAATGTGATTCTATTCAGGCTATTAGTATTCCTGAAGGAACCCTTATATCTCTTAGTAGTAGCTTAGATGTTATTGATGGTGCTTATGATTACGATAGTCATGATACCCTTATACCAACCAGCTCTTATTCTTACAACAGCAGATTAAATATCACAGGAATAAGTAAAAAGTACAAACTATATCATGCAGCCAGCATGATGCCTTATACAGATGGAAATGAGCAAGTACGTTTGTGGGGCAAACTAACGACTGAGCAAGGACAACGGGTCGTTGGTTCTACTGATAATGGTTTGCTTGCAAAAGAAACGTGGATAAACACCAATGCGCCAATTCACTTTTTATTTTTTCCTTTTACAGGAGTTTATGAAGCAGAGGCTGTCTTGTTTTTAGACCCAGTCGATAACACTGACTATTATAGAAAACTCACATTAAAGAGGCACCCTTATCTTAATGGTTTTTATTTTTTTAGTAATTGGGATTTAAATCCAAGGGAATATGGAGAACGTGTTGACTATCCAGTAGGATATAATGAACCAGTTTCTTTGCCTAACAAGATATACACCTCAGATGCGAACAATCCTTTCGTGTTTCCTGTGGGAACTATCAATACCCTTGAAAACGCAAGAAAGATATATGCAACATGCTCTGCGGCAAAGGCCCTGTCAGAAGGACAGTTCGGACAATTCCCTCTCTATGCCTTTACAGAAAATGGCGTATGGGCAATGGAGTTAGCAACTGATGGTTCGTATAAAGCGAAACAGCCAATAACACGCGATGTCTGCATAGATACAGAAAGTATAACACAAATAGACTCTGCTGTACTCTTCGCTACCGATAGAGGCATAATGATGATTTCAGGCTCTAATACTACCTGTATCAGCGATGAACTGAACGAACGTAATGTGTTTAACCCATCAAGTCTGCCAAAGATTGATAATGTTATAACAGAGTATATCAATCCTGACAGCCTCGACTATGTACCATTCCTGACATTCGTGTATGGTTGCCGCATGATATACGACTATGTGCACCAGCGTATCATAGTCTTTAACCCTCAATATCGTTATGCTTACGTCTATTCCCTGAAGTCAAAGAAGTGGGGTATGATGTATTCTACTATTCAGAAAGCAATCAACTCCTACCCTAACGCCTTGGCGGTGATAAAAGACGAAAATGAGAATAATGTTATTGTTGACTATTCAAAGGATAGTGTATTACTGCCTTCCGTTGGAAGTCAAAAAGGTGTTATCATCACACGTCCGATAAAGCTTGATGAACCGGACACCTTAAAGACTGTCAACACCGTCATTACTCGCGGCAAGTTTGAGAAGGGACACGTAAAGACCATTCTCTATGGCTCACGAGACTTGGAGAATTGGCACCTTATAGCTTCGTCCGTTGACCATACCTTGCGCTACCTGCATGGTACACCATATAAGTATTTCCGCATAGTGCTGCTTTGCGACCTCGAAAAGGGAGAGAGCATCATCAGTTCTACGATAGAATACACCAACAAATACGCAGACCAGATCAGGTAACAACTATATATATTCAATTAGTAGATGTGTTCATAAAAAGTTAGTTAAGGTTTTAGTCTTGTGTTAAGGTTAAGATTGTTAAGGGTATCCGTCCGTGAGGATAGATACCCTTTTTTAAACGAGCCGTAACCTCACTGCCAGCGAGCCGTAATCTCGTCAGGAGTGAGCCGTAACCTCGTCAATAAGGGCACGTTATTCCAGAATAAGGTACGTTTCCTTGAAAATAAGGCAGGGTTATTCAAGAATAAGGGCCACTTATTAGAATAACTATCACCTATCAACTGTCAACTAAAAACAGCACCTATCCTCACGGACAAGTGCTGCAAAACTTGGTAAGAAAATAAAGTTGCTTATCTGAAAAAAATCGTATGAAAAAGATTTAAAAGGGATTAAGCGGTCTCCTAACTCTCCCTACCCTGTTGTTTATCTTTGTCTTTATGTCTGTCTCGCACACAGCCTTCTTGGTTTCCCAATTAGCCTGGCTGTCGGGCTTGCAGATACTCATCCAATCGGCAAGGACAGCACACACCATGTATTCATGCACCTTTCTTGTAAGCAGTTCTACAGTAGTATGCGAGAAATCTTTTGGCACAAGCATCATCAGTTCATACTGCTCACGCTCATGCAGCCTGTCATCCTTCTCTGTTACATCGGCTACAGGAACCTTGCTATAGGGATAGAGCATATCGACACACTCGTCAAAGGACATATCCAGCACGCGTGTTACGCGCGGAAGATTATCATCCTGACAAATGTCCTTCACCATGTGGCGTGCTGGCTCATCATCTTCTGACATCTTTTGCGCTTCCTTGTTGGCATAGTCCTCTATATCTTCCAACAACTCCTTACGCAACATGGTAAGCTTTACTGTCTTATCCTTCTTGTATGTCTGCATTGGGTTTCCTTGTGGGCTTTTTTCTGTGATATATCTTATGTACTGCATCATTGAGCATACCAACAGCATTTGCGGCTGCTACCTGTGCTTCTTCCTTGTTGGTAATAGTGTACCATTTGCTGATGATAGTCTCGACAAAGAAGCTGAAAAGGCTGTTCTGTATGCTGCCTGTCAGACTCTCGTCATATAGGTTGCTCAATGATAGCTCTACTTCATAGTTGTTGTTGAGGTCTGTCATGTTGCTTATTGTTGACTGTTCGCTGACAGTCACAATAAACTCCTTCAACTGGTCTGTTACAGCATTGCAGGCTTCTCGCCAAAATCGTTCAAGCATCAGACGGTCTGCATCAGTAACAAAGATGCGGTCATAGGAGGCTTCATCTTCTACCTTCTTGGCTCCTGTATATGCAGTGGTCTTGGCAACCTCTTCATATACGTCTCGCTTGCATATCTTTAACCTTACTTCTATCATGCTGCAAAAGTAGTGATATTTCTCTGTAAAAACTTTTTATCTTCTTACCATATCCTGTATGACACAACACCACCAACAAAGATGTCGGGCTTCTTATTTATGATGCCATAGCCTGCACCAATACCAACGCCAAAACCAAACCTGCTCTGCTTCTGCTTTACAGGTATGGTGACAGTCTCGCGGACGGTCTTTTCCCTGACAAAGATACTGTCAAGGCAGGGCTCATAGCCACTCACATAGGCCCTGTAGCTGTCTGCTTCATACACCTTCTGTGTAATAGGAATAGTAACACTTACGCTGTCCGTTATTGTATCATGCACTATTCCTTTCTCTAACAGACGTGTAACATATCTTATTACACTGCTGTCCTTCGGCACAGGATAATAGTAGGGAATGGTGTCAAACATGGTGACATAGGTGGTATCTGTATGCTGCATGATGTCTATGCGCTCCACCTTCTGCCCTACCCAATAGCCAGTAACAAAAGAGACTATCAGGCCCACAAGGAATACCAGCAGGCCCAACAGTATCATGCGAAGGGTTTTGTCGTTGTCGCTCATAGGTCTGCGTATTCTGTCTTTGCATCGAAGGACGGACAGGCTTTCTTCTTGTTGAAGTCACGATGTCCGTATATTGTTGCTTCGGGATATGTCAGTTTCAGGCTCTGCAGCAACTGCCGCAAGGCTTTCTTCTGTTCAGGCGTTCGGGTGTCCTTCGGCTTTAGCTGTATGTATGGCACATTGGGCCTATACTCCAAACCTCCGACATACGCCACACCGATAGAATGACTGTTATGCCCTTCGCAATGTGCTCCAACAAGGTCTTGGCTGCGGCCCTCATGGATAGTACCGTCACGATATATCACATAGTGATAGCCTATATCGCTCCAGCCCTGCTTCTTGTGGTCTTTGCGGATTTGCTCTACTGTCATATCCTGACCTTCACGTGTAGCGGTGCAGTGGACGATAATCTCCTTAATGAAACGCTTTGACTTCTTAATGCTTATCTTCTTTGCTGCCTGAGAGATACCAAGCATTGCCATTGTTGTAGGGCCAACAATGCCGTCAACAGTCAGATGGTTGTTTGCCTGAAATGTCTTTACGGCTTCTTCTGTCAGCTTACCAAAAACACCATCAGGGATAAGGTGCAAAGCATTCTGTATGCGCACCACCGTATCTCCTGTACTTCCTTTCTTGTAATTCATACTTTAATCTTTGTTAAGTGTTATAATTCTTGCAAAACTTGCAAGTATTTTCATTCTTTCATTTCTTCATTTTTTCATTCTCAATCATCTTCTCCCTTTCTTCCTGCCATTTCTTCACAAACTCAAAGCGTTCAACAAACTTAACGCTCAGCACGTAATATAGCAGATCTATCAGTTTATACCAGGGCGAGCCATAAGGCACTACCTTCTTCCAATTTCGTAAGATGTTGACAGAGAAGATATACAGCGCAAAGAAACAGAGTATCTTCACTACCGATACTGCTTCTTCCCTCTCTCCCATCAGGTGACCTATAATAAACAGACTGCATGCTGTGACAAAGAAAATGGCACTGTGGCCAATAAACCACAATGCCTTCTTGGTTGACCATTTCTCCCCTTGCACTCTTGCAGCCAGTAACCCAAAAAGAAAGTTAACGCTGAATAGGGTTACCATTGCATACATGAAGTTTTGAATAGGAGCTAACAATGTGAATACAGCCCCTGCAACCATTATAAAATATCCTCTTATTTCTTCCATTATTCTTGGCATAAACCTTATTTCTTGCTGCAAAAGTAAAGAGAAATGAGTGATAATACTTTTTATGTTCTTACTGTTGTAAGAAAAAAAACAGGGTGACAGTATTTCTACCATCACCCCAGCCACACGGCAATGTAATGGCTTGTTATATCCTTTTAAGCAAACGAGAACCTACCCATATAATACCATCGGTGAGGAAGTTGGCTCCTACATCAGAAGCAAAGTCTCTCAACCATGACTGGCTCCCCACCTGCTTTGATATGTAATCGAGCTGCGACTGCTGACCTTTCAGGGCTTGCAGCACCTCTCGTTGGTTGTCGTTGCTCATGAGCTGCAGGTACTGTTTCTTTTCCTCGTCACTCATCTTGCTCAGAGTGTCGCTAAGGAGTTTCAGGCGCAGCAGCTCTCGGTTGTTCATACTCCGAAATATTTTCTGATGTTGAATACTCCGTCTTTGTCTTTGAGACTGTCAATAGCCAGGGCGTGTACCAATTCAAACAGGGTGCTATCGTCAACATACTTCTTGAAAGTATTGCTGCTGTCAGACATCTTCATATTCATGGTTACCCACAGGGCGCATGAATTATAATATGGCTCTTCCTCTGTCTGGTACTGGTGCATCGTCATTGCCTGTTTCCACTGCTCATAGCTCCAAGGGGCTTGCGGCTGCATGTTGTCAACAATCTGCTGTGCCTCCTTCTTGGTGAGGTAGTTGTGCCACTTGATAGTCTCCAGCTTGTCTATCCATTCCTGGGCAAGCTCTGGCTTATTCTGTATAAACCATTCTATCATCTCCTTATGCACCTTTCCAAAAGCGTGCATGAAGGCTACATTCTGCGAAGCGGCCATCATGTTATAGAGGGCCTGAAACTTCTGTCTCATTTCTTCTGCTGTCATAGTTTCTTTTTATTTGCAAAGTAAATCCCAAAAGAAAGCAAATTGCTGATTATCAGTCAGTTTTTATTTTCTTTCTTTTCTTTCTTTTCTATTTCTTTTTTTTTCTGCCATTTCCGCATGTCGGGCACGGAGCCTGCGGAATTATCCTCATCGGCATCTGCGGCAGGCGTGTCGGTTGTATGGTCGTAAATCGTCTCATAGCATTTCATGTATATAGTATCTACAAAAGCTTCTAACAGTTCAAGCCATAAGGCAAGATAACTGCAAAGGAAAGATATTGCAAGCAATAGTGGTATGTCGGTTTTCCCGACTACCCACAATCCGTATATCAGCACAGACCAGAACGTAAAGCATTTCGGACAACTGATAATCGGTAGCCGATTTCGAATAACGCCCTCTATAGCCTCTATCAGTCCGAGGTGGTTTGCGGTCACACAGATAAATACTATACTTGCAATATCAATCCACATAATTTTTATAGTACATTTATGCACTATAGTTTTTTTGCACTATTTTTTTATGCACCTGTCGTTACGTTGAGGGTTGTCGTAATGGCAATAGCATTAGTCACATTGCAGCATGGCTGCACGTTGGTTGGTGCTGCCTGCGATGTGCCGATTGTCAATGTCGGTGTTACTGCTGACGAACATGGCACACAGATGGTTGTGTAGATGTTCTCAGTCCTTGGGCATACATTGCACTGACAGCCACAGGTGTAGGGCATGTAGGTACATGAGCCACTAATAAGCACCTCCTGACAGAATGTTCCGTTGCCTACATCGACAGGGCTTCCGATGGGTGTTGCTTTCAGGTCTGCTGTCACAGGGAATACTTCCTGCGTGCAGAGTTTGCGGTTGCCACAAGTGTAGTGGTCAAGGGCCAACAGGTAGTTGGCATTGGCGGCTGTTCCGCCTGGCACCGTAGTAAGTGATACTACAAATGTCTTTCCATTGTTGTTACAAGGCATAACTTTAAACTTTAAACGTTAAACTATTTTGGGGCTCCTATTATTTTGCGCCATCCCCTTCTTGCGCTATGTCTTTATGCGATGTTGGGTGCAGTAGGATTGAAGATTGGTTCTTCCTGAGCTGCTGCGGCCTTCTCCTGAAAGGAGTCTATCTTCTTCTGTATCTCTGCCATTTGCTCCTGCATTGTCTCCATCTGTCGCATATTGTTGTATGCAAGCTGTGAAGCGCAGAAGTTACGCTGAACGACACTGCAGTTCATGCAGTTGCCGGTACATTTGTTCTCTGTTGCCATAGTGTGTTATTTTTTAAAGAAGTTTATAATCTGTGTTGCTATGAATGGGCTGCTGTTAAACTTTGCCACAGCTTCTACAATCTTGTTGCCTGATACCATTGCTCCATGCTGGCCCATAGCATTGATGAATTGTATAATGGCTGTTCGTCCTCTCTCTGCTTCTTCGTCACTCTTTGCATAGATGTTAAAACTTATCTGTCTTACGTTTTCCATTTTCTTGCCGTGTTACTTTAATTGATTGGTGCTAATGGTGTTTCTGTCTCTGCTGGAGTGATAGGTGGCATTGTCTTGTTCTGCACTATTGAGCGCAGCATCTCATACCCTTGCGCCAGGGTGGATTGGTTTTCCTTCATCCAACCGAACAGACCATTTGCTATATCCTTTGTGTTGTCTATCCATGTAGGCTCCACAGGATCATAGTCAGGGAGTTCGGGCATATCCTTGGCGAAATAGTCATACAGCCTTGTGGCTTCGTCTATGTTGCCTTTTGCTACGAACAGACATTGCAGCTTCAGAGAAGCTTTGCTTGTGGGCTTGATAGCTTGCATCATCTCCATCTTCTTTTTGTTTGTAAACCATAACATGTTGCCGTGAATTTGTAGTGAAAGGGAATGGGAACAAAAATCCCTTTTACTCCCAATTCCCTAAAGGTTTAGCCGTTGCATCCGCAACCTGGGCAGTTGCAAGGCTGTGGTGCTGAATACAGAGAAACAGGTGCTGGGTTAAGACTTGCACGACCTGTTACGAAGTCAGAGTAAGTCTGCTGCATTACGCTGTTTACTGCTGACAGTTCTGCTGCCTGCTGTGCTGTAAGAGTGCCTTGCTGACTACCGCTAACACTGTCATTAACAGTATTTGTCAGAGTTACATCACCTGCGATACGCTCTGCGCGTTCTGCTGCGAACAGGTTAGTGAGTTGGTCAATCTGACGCTGTGAAGCCGCAATCTGTACGTTAGCGAGTTCCTTGGCAGACTGTGCAACTTCCTTAGCCTGGTTAGCCTTGGCATTGCCATACATACCACCAAAGAGCCATGCACCTACACCGATAGCAGTACCAACAGTACCGAGAACAAGACCTGAGATAGCAACACCGCCTGTGTGTTGTTTGCTTTGCATAAAGCCGACCTTATACTGCTCGTAAGGAGTCATTTCGTTGCCTCCCATACTCTTCAACGCCATAAGGTCATTCATTTCGAGTGCCATGATTTAATAGGTTTTTAAAAAGTGAATAATTAAGTTGTGTGTCATTGCGCTTTGACACTACAAAAGTACTCACTTCCCAAATGGAAAACCTATATCATTTGGCACTTACAGACCTCAAAACGTGAGGTCATTTAACAGTACGCTCAAACTTCTGTACTATCCTCTCTATCTTTGATTTGCTGATATTATGTGTCGCTGCAAGTTCAGCTATCACATAACGATATTTCAACCCTGTTTCTCGCATATGCTTGTATTCTTCGTACATCTTAACGTATTTCCAATCGCCTGTCTTGACTTCATTTTCTGATAACGTTTTTAACATTTCACGCGAGAATTTTACCAACTCAACAACTTTCATAGTGCAAAATTTTGTTGTTTCAATTATTATTGTTATCTTTGCACCCAGAACCACCAATCCTTACGAACACAATAAGCCCACAAGCCTGTGATAAAGGGACATTACTCCCCCGACACTCAGGCCTGTGGGTCAATAGTAAGTTGGTGGTTCTTCTTATTATTTAAGTCGGGGGATTTTTATGTCCCCCAACTTAAATGTTTCGTATTGAGTTATTACAATAAGTATGTTGTGTTATTACTCTTTACAATAACTTTCCACAAAGACTTCTTGCATAAAGAGAATGACCATCTGGTGTTGGATGACAACCGTCAGTATCTGCTACCATAAAGTTACTCCATCCTCCCATACTATTAGGCATTCCAAGGCCAGCACCATTAACTACACTATACCCATATTCTGTTGCAATTTCATATATAGCCTTACGATAATCATTTAATGAATAGTCGATATGCCATATAGGTTTATCAGTTCTTGTAAGAGGAATAGGAGATACGAAAATAACTTTAGCAGATTGAAAGTTATTTTTAAGGTATTCACATATACCTCTTAATGCTCCATAAAAAGTTGTTGGAGTCGTGTCAGTATAATTACCAATAGGAGTTGCGGTTAGTGCATCATTTACTCCTCCAGCAATCCATATTATATCTGCATCTCCAGTATATTCGAGGACTTTTTCATAAATTGAGCCAAATTGCACTCTTCCTTGTGTTATTGTAGAACCTGATTTTGCTCTATTGTCGAGAATAGCACCTACGTTATTAGCAAACTTATATATATATCCATTAGTATATGGATGACTTTCTGACATTGGAGAACTTACTCCATAAGTAATAGAATCTCCAAATGCAACAAGTTTTTTTCCTGAGAAAATAAAAGGTTTATCTATTGATTCAAAAACAATAAGATTACTAACTTGTTCATCTAAATTTTGTATTTCATCCTCTAAATTTTGTATTTCATCCTTTAGACCTCCTTCTATTTCAGTTATAAGAGTTATAGTTGGAGTTTCCAATACTCCGTTATAATTATAAATTACTACTTTAGTAGCATTTTCAGGAATGGCATCTATATGTGTTTCAACACCAGCGACATCCCAATTTGTATAAGAACCATACGAGAATGGCACATTATTGTTATCCAAAAAAACAAGATACTTATATGTTTCGGCTGAGTTTGCACTATGACCCAAAACAGTTTTTATAAAGTTTTGCCCATCTAATGTTATATCCATCAAAAGCATTTTGGTTGATGTGTTTCTAATAACACCGCCAACGGAGGTTATATAACCTCCAGATGAAGTTTGCCATTGTAATGCATCCTCTTCTGTTTTTCCATTTATTTCTTCATCTAAAGCATTGATTTGTGGGGTTACTTCTTCTAAAATGGCATTTTTTATATTATCCTCTGAAGGAACTTTCAATTCAATCTGAGTTATTTTTAAATCCTCTAAATTTTTCCAAGCGGATACTGCTATCAATTTTGTACTAATAGGAACATTTATTACTTCTTTTATATTACCATTAAACGTATAATGTCCGATACATTGTACTCCAGAAACTATATTAGAACTATAAAATGCAATAGAAGAAGTGTCGCCGCCAATAGCAGTTCCTTCTAATATCAAGGATGAAATATCTGATAAAATAGTATATGTATAATATCTTCCATTTGTTGCTGTAGTTGGATTTCCATATTTATTAATATATGCCCCAGTAACTAACTCTCCTAATGATATATGTAATGACTGAGTGCTTTGTTCTACCAAGTCATGCACTCCTCCACTCTTAACAAGATTATCACTTCCAGCAGTAGGTTCATCATCAACTCCTTGCCAGTTAGCAACAGTAGTATTGAATGTATCACTCATCAGTCTATACTGCACATACTTATTGTCAGAACTCTGTGCATAAGTAATCTTCCAAGAAGTGTATGTTGTAACTTCTTGCTCATCTACTGTCTCAGTTACTGCTAAGTAATAAGTCAAAGAAGAATTAAGCAAAGCAGGTAATGTAGAGAAAGCACTCAGTTGACTTGCCTCATAAGTACCACTCGCTATAGAAGGGTCACTTGTAATCTCTTCTGTATCACCAGTAGGCTGTTCTGTGAGACCTTCTATCTTTACTACAGTATATTTTGCAGGAGTAGTCTGTATGAACTTAATACTCATTCCACCTTTTCTTACAGTAAGTGGGATAAGAGTGCCAAGACGATTGTCGTTAAGCAATGCTGCTAAAGAAGCAAAGGTTTCACCACCGTTCTTTTCTGAAACGTCATAGATTCCTTCGGTGGAAAGCATGGTTTCTTGGTTTATCTCTGACTGATACTTTTGAGCTGTTTCGTCAAATATCTCGTCTGCTGTTGTTACGATATGATCAGGAGCAACACTATGAACAGCGTTGCCGATGTTTCCTTTTACGATTGTTCTGTTTGCCATAATGATTTCGTTTTTTATGATGCTACTACTGTTACTTGTGTTCCTGCATTATAAGTGTTACCACTGGTATATACCTTGTATGTTATTCCGTTGATAACCTCCGTTGAAGCTGCCATAACAAATGGTGCTCCGTTCATCGTGAAACTTGAAAGGGCAGAAATATCGCTCGGCACAAGGATATAGAAATGATTACCATCTCTGTTGTTTTCTCTGCTGTATGTGTGCGCTGCTGATGTCGTTGGGGCATATCTGGCCAAATCGTCCACGGCAAGTACCGATGGGGAAACATTAAAGCCATAATAAATAGGATACCTGGCAGCAACATTTCCTTCCTTTGATAATGTCACACCACTTGACTCTCCAACAACTTTGAATGTCTTGGTATTCGTGCTGATGTTTACATGAACTTGGTCTGACAAAGGAGATGCAGCACCTTCGTGTATAACCGTTTCGCCATCCATGAGTTTCATGTTTGTTGGTACTCCGTTCACCATAGTTCCTGTTACGGTCACACTTGTCTCAACATTCTTATAGATAACGCTTGGGTTGAATGAGATATTTACATCAATGCCTGCTGCCAATGCTGCTATCTTTGCTTGGTTGGCTGCAATATCGGCTTGCATCGTTTCCCTTTGTGTGTTTGTTATGCCTGAGTTTAGTGCAGCCCATTGTGCTGCTGTGAAGCTGCTGTTGTTAAGCTCATACTCAAAGCCCCATGCAGTGCCATTGTTCTTATAACGCTCTACACGTAGTATCTCCAAAGGCTTGGATGCCTCGCTTGGTATCTGAACAAATACATAGTCGTTATTGTCGGCAACAAGACCCAGCTCCGTAAGCTTTGATGCTATTCTGTTTGCTATTTGCGTGCGTGTGACATTAACAGGGAGTGCGAGGTCTGACACAAGGTTGTATGTACCTCGATGTGTAGCAGTAGCTGTTGCAATGCTGCTATCAACATAATTCTTGTCAGTAAGCTGGTTCTGTGCTGATGCTTGGGAAGGTATCTTATCTTCAACAATCCTTACCCTTCCTTCAATACGTCCTTCCTCTGCAATAGCTCTTGTATTCTCTGAACTGATAGCTGTGTTCAGGTTGCCTTCAATAGTTGTTGCCCTGTTATTTTCGGAGGTGATTTGCTGCTGCAAATTACCCTCTACACCTTTTGCTCTTATTTCTTCTGTGCTGATAGCACTTTCAAGCTCTGCATCTTTTGCAATAGAACGTTGCTTCTCGGCTGCAAATTCTGCAACTTTGGCGGCTGTTATGCCTGAGTTTAGTGCTGCCCATTGCGCTGCTGTGAAGCTGCTGTTATTGAGTTCGTACTCAAAGGCCCATGCAGTGCCATTGTACTTATAACGCTCTACACGCAATATCTCCAATGGATTTTCTGCCGTGTTTGGCACCTGAACAAATACATAGTCATTGTTGTCGGCTGTGGCAATAATGGATGCAAGTTTATTGGCTATCTGTGTGCGTGTAGCATCAACAGGAAGCATAAGGTCTAATACAAGATTCCATGAGCCTCGATGTGTAGCAGTAGCTGTCGCTATACCACTGTTGACGAAATTCTTATCCGCAAGTTGGTTTTCTGCATCTGCCTGCTCAGGTATCAGCGATTCAATGGCTTCAATATTACCTTGCAGAGTCTCGTCTGCATCATCAACATATTTCTTATCTGCCAACTGATTGTCTTGACGTGCTGCAGAAGGTATCTTAGAATTGATGGTGTCGATATTATCTTGCAGAGTCTCATCTTCACTCTGAAGTGCCTGCACCTCTGCATCAATGTTACCTTGCAGGGCTTCTTCTGCATTATGGGCCCTCTCTTCTTCTGCTTTGACAGCATCATATACCATACCGCTTGTTGCGAGATGTTGGCTGTTTTCTCTAACTTTAAAGTCAATGCTGATCCATGATGATGCGCTGGTATTAAACGTAGCAGTTTCGTTCCCGTAGAACGCGTAAGCTCCCAACTCGCGTACTATTTTATAATAGAAATATCGTATTCCTTCATTCTCTTCTACAGTGGTATAAAAAGCCACCTCATCATCAACCTCTTGAAGATTTTCAGATATAGCAGTACGGATTGTTCCATAGTCTGTTGTTCCGACAATGGCGGCAAGTACTGCAGGTATCAAATATCTTCCACTTTTGTCGAATGGCATTTTTCCTGATAAGCGAATAGCATTGTTTATTTTATCTTGTTGTTCACTATCAGGATTAGTTCCAAAATCAAACACGATGCAATTAGCCCTGTAAGTAAGGAACTTTATTATCATGCCATTCTTTCGCTTCGATTCTGGAATAAGATACGCTGGATTTTCTATATATACCATTCCATTATTCCGTGCACTGACATCGTATATAACATCTTCTTCTGCTTCGGTTGCTCTCGCTTCCTCTGCATTAATATTCCCTTGCAGGGTTTCTTCTGCTGCCTGCGCTCTCTCCTTCTCTGCTTCAACAGCTTCAAACATATTAGAGCCAAAACCGCCTTTATAGCCTGTGTTTTTCCATACACCATCTACTTCGCAAGTAAAGATATAGCCTACGCAAAGCTCGTTCTCTGTGCGTCTTGTTTCTGTATTTTCAGATGATGTCTCGGCATTTGAAGCAGACTCTTGTGTTTGCTCACTTGCTGCTGGGGTTTCTTCTTCTGCATTTGCAGGAGTTGAAGTATATGCAAATACCATTGCCCACTCACCTACGCAAGGGTGTTTAGGCAAATCGTTTTCTGTATCAAACAGTCCAAGAAAAGCATTTCTTCCTCTTATGAGTTTAGCACTCAAATTGCCGCCTACACGAATGTTATGATGTACGTCAAGGTCTCCAAACACCTGTTCTGTCTCGCGTACTGGAGCGACATCTTTCTTGATAGGGTCAGCCCATGTGTTGCTTTCTATATCCCAACCTTTTATAACGCCATCAACGACAAGGTAGTCACCTTCTCTGCCGCCACTTGGAAAAGCTGCCTGAACAGCAGCCATATCCTTAAACTCTCCCAAAAAATGCTGTAACTTCATATCTTTACTGCTCTAATAATTGTTTGCTGATATTTAATAGTGTTGCTGCCTTTTCTGTCTCTCCCATTGTGGATGCAACAAAATGGGCTGCTTGGTATATTGTGGGTTCCTTTAGTTTCTCACTCAAAAATATTACGTCTCCCAATATTCGTGGTTCAGGGATATATGCGGCCTGTTTGATATGGGCCTCGTCACCACTACTACAGGAGTAGAACTCCAGCATCTTGCCGACACTGCTGTTTATTATTGCCACTACTGGCTTTTGTGGATTGCCTCTGAGACCTGGATAACGACTGTTCTGTAGGTTATACTTTGGGTCATCAGAAGTAATAAAGTCATAGACTGCTCTACTCCAATCGCTCATTTGGAATACAACAAGCCTTAAAAAATCATCGGGCACAATAACATAGCCACTGCCATAACCTGCTGCACCGTGCCACCCTATACTCTCGCCAAAGGGTATGCCGGAGCCCAACAGATGGGAAGGGGATGCAAGCACTACCAAGCGTGCTGCTTCTTCTATCTTGCTCTTTATAACCTCGTCAAGTGAAAGTGAGTCTGCATCTCCCAATCCGCTCAAAGATGCACTGCTCATATTCTCGTCAAGGGCTACACGTATATCGTGCACCAGGTCTGTCAGTCTATACTTTGTCATGGATTTATGCCTTCCAGTTTATCTTTATGCCATTAGCTTCTGCGGCTGCTTCGCACTCTGCCTTGGTACGGAGCTTTGAACGACTAACGCCAAACTTATCAGCGATATAGTCTTTTGCATCTTCTACAACTGCAAACTCCAACTCCTTCACACCGCCTTCTGTCTTGGGTTCAGACTGTGGGGCTGTAGTGCTTGCAGGTTTCTGCTCTTTTTGCTCGTTCATCTTTTCTTCAATGAAGAGCTTGCCGAACTTCGGATGCTTCTCCAAGCCTTTCTGTATCTTCTCATTGTCTGTGTAGAATACACTGCCACTGCCTGTACGTGGAATAAACGTAACATGACTGTTGCCGCCTCCTTCAAGCAGGACATTTAAACTGACACAACTCTTTGAACTATATTTCTTCAACATGTCTATTTTGTGTTTAGGGGATTTATGGTAAATGGAGGGACGGAGTTTGTCTCTGCCCCTCCATTATCTTACGGGTTATTAAGCTGCCTTAGCAAGTCTCATACGTGCGTGTGCCTTAGCATAACGCAGGTACAGACAAGCAACCTCCTGAATGACAACAGCCTGTGTGTTACGTACACCTGCCTTCTTAAGGTCAAGGATGTTGCGGCTCCATGACAGATGAGTCTTCTTAGTCAGGTACTCTGGGTCCATTGCAAAGGCGCAGTCACTCATACCATTGAGGTCGAACAACTCATGATGGATAGTAAGTATCTCACCGAAGTCTGTCTCCCATGACTTGAACTTAAGGTTCCATACCTCTACTGTATCCTTCAAGCGGAACTTCTCACTCTTAATCTTAGAGAAGGCTGCAAGCATATCACTACCGCAGAAGAGTATCTTACGCTTATTGCCAATACCTGTGCCAACGAAGAGGTCTTTAGAAATATCAACAAGGTTCTCGTCACTGATTTCAGCGCACTGCTTTGTCGCATTCCATTCACCTACTTCGATGTCCTTACCTGCCATGTACCAAATGCCACCTGTAAACCATGTGTACATTCCGTCCTTGGTAGGATGGGCAATGACATTCTTAACGCCCCAAAGGTAAGTATTCTCCTGTGCAAGGCGCATATCGTAGATACCATCCTCTTCAATATCAGAGAAAGACCAGTCAACATCCTTTGCCGCAATCTTGTCAAAGGTACTCTGCTCTACCTGAATCATGAAGTTCTGACAGTACTGTATCTCTGGCATTGGAAGGTTGTTGAAGCGGCCTGTCTGTACGTCAAGCTCACCACATGCCTTACCCATACGCACAAGTGTAGTACCTTCAGGAATAGCTGGTACATAGATTGTCTGACCTGCTGAGTTTTTATTACCATTAACTGCATAGACAACTGGCATTGATGTACTCTCATTACGTCCGCAAACACACAGAACAAGGTCAGGAGTATTCTCATCGTTTGGATCATAAGCCTCACCCTTGTCATTGTACTTACCCTTAACACCTACTACGCGGATAGTATCGTCCAGAGTAAACATGTTTGCATCGTCCACCTTTAGCTCTACACTTGCACCTGAAGCCTGTGCTGTGATTGCTTCGCTGGTCTGACAACTGATAGGACGTGTGCCAACCGAATAATACTTTACCTCAAATGACTTACATGACTGTGCCTTGGCATAACGACTGATTTGGTCAACAGGCGTTGCCATAGGACGTATCTTAATGATACGCTGGTCAATGTCTTTTGAGTAGAATTCAGGGTCACCACCCTGACGGCCCTGCGTCTCTGTGGCAATACCTGCAGGAGGTGTGTCTGTTCCACCCTCACCTGACTCTGTTTTACCTGCATCAGGAAGGTTGCTGGCGTCTGCCATCATGACACCAGACTGTGCACCGCAAAGCAGCGCAATGAGTGTAAAGAGCATGCTAAACACCCAATTTGAAGCTTTTGATACTTTCTTCATCTTCTTTTTGTTTTAATTGGTTAATAAAAAAATCGAACTATATTAAGATTCGCGTCTGCGTTTCTCATTTCCTCTCTCCCAAATGGTCTTGTTATTATCGCCATATCTTTCAATAGCACCGAGGTTCCTGCGTGGCTTCTGACTTACTGACGTGTTGCTGCCATCAAGGGCTGATACACCATCACCGCCTTTTGACTTACGGAGCTTTTCCTCTATCTTGGTATTCTTGCCTTGCACAAGACCTTCCTGATTTGCATTGGCTACATCGGCATCGTGGTTGATAGCTTTCAGGGCCATATCTATTGCCTCTGCTGTGTACATGCCGAGGACAACCTCGTCAGACATTTTGTTGAGTAAAGCTACTGCTGCATCCATCTGCTCGTCTGTATAGCCCTTATCTGCCTGCAGAGCATCAAGCATTTTGTCACTCTCTCGAAGATTAGCCTCATACTTTTCGTCCAGCTCCTTGCTCTTTGCCACACGTTCAAGATATTCTTTATTGGCGGCTTCCATTTCGTCTAACTTTTCAGGGTCATCTATAGCTTCCCGAATTTCGTCCCTGCCAAATCTACGAACCAATCCTATCACAGGGTCTCCACCATCGCGCCAGTCTTGCAGGAAAGCTGCACTGCGAGGGTCTTTGTTGAACATATCAACAAAGGCTTTTTCTCTCTCCTGATAACCTGCTATGTTTTTATCGTATTCATCGTAATCATCGGAAATCTGTCCAAAAAGGGCTTCTTCATCCTCAAATGACTTGTCAGGATAACGACTGCGTAAACGCTCGTTAAATGCTTCGCGCTTACTTGTAACTTGTTGATTTTTAACGTCTGCCATAACTTTTGATATAAATGAAAATAATTTTATACTGCAAAGTTACGTTGAAATATTCGATAAAATTTTTTATCTTCTTACTCTTGTTTTTGTAACTTTGTAACAGCCGAAACACTATACCGCAATATTTAATGAAAAAGAAGGGAACAAAATCGGAGCATGAAGAGGAAAGAAATAATGACCTCATGAGAGTATATCATGAGTTAATAAATAATGCAAAGGAGGTAAACCTGTCAAAAATATATGAGCAGATAGTTAATATGCCATCAAGGCGTTTTTGGATTTCGGAGGAACGTGCTGCTATCGTTTTATCGGCAATGATGAAAGGTGATAACCTGAAAGGGATGCGACCTACAAAGAGGGAGATGTTCCAGGAACTATACAGAAGGGCTTTAGCTATTAAAAAGAAACAGCCGAATATAAAACCTTTCCGTCTTGCGCTGATGGTTGTAAACCAGCCTGCACCTAAATTTTATATGGAGCCTGGATATGCAAGGCTTATCATTACATCCTTTAAGAAAAAATGGTTCGAAGAGAGAAGGAAAAAGCTGCGGTTCTTATTTTAAGTGCTGCCTGTATCATTATATGCCTGCTCACACCTGTCATAGGGGTGGGCCTTACTAATATGGGTATATGCAGTGGGTGTTCTTTGACTGCACGCTTTGCTTATTCCTTCTTTCATGCTTCTGTTCCTCATGCTCTCATTAACTGCTGGTGCCTGCTGTCAATAGCATTTATCTATCGCGTATCGTTTGGGTATCTGATTGCTGCATACATCATTGCTGTTCTCTACCCCTTTGGTGGGGACATTCCTACTGTAGGTCTGTCTGCTGTATGCTTCGCACTAATGGGGATGGTTTCGTTTCAGTCACAAAAGCGATTATACTTTCATGTTTGGGTGTTGTCCTTTATAGGTGTTTCGGCCCTGCTTGCAGCTTTCCTACAGGAGCTGATAAGTATTGCTCCACCAAACAACCTGCTACACATATACTGCTATCTATGTGGCATCATAATAGGTATCCTTAATACTCCGCTAATCACGTATGGACGATAAACTGACAAAGCCCATATTACAGATACTTGCCACCAATGAGGAACGTAACAAGGTAATAAATACCAAGTTCAACCCTATCACTGGTGAAGGGTCTCTTGGAGAAAGAGAAAAGTTCACTCTTTCGGATTTCTCTTTGCCTGTGCAGTATCTGCCAAAACGGATGATGAAGATACCTCTTGTAAAGCAACTGCAGGAGGCTGGCTCTTTAAAGCAATTCCTTAAAGACATCGGTGCAGAGGATTTAGAGGGTGACAAGGAAAAACTTGTTGAGCAGTTCGTTAGGCTGCGTATTAAGCTTGACTTTGCTTTTTGGGCTGCTACCTATGTGTATATCAAAAACAAAGGTGGTGGTGATGATGTGCTTTTCCGTCTTAACCGTGCACAGCGAAGGTTGGTTGCGCACTTTGAGAAGGCAAGGCTTGCAGGAAAACCTATCCGTATCATATTACTGAAAGCAAGGCAATGGGGCGGCTCTACCGTGACACAGATATATATGGCATGGCTGCAGCTCGTTCACAAAGTAGGTCTCAACTCTCTCATTGTAGGTCACGTGAAGGATGCTTCTACTGAGGTCAAGGATATGTTTGACCGTCTGCTGAAAGCTTATCCATTAGAGCTGCTGCACCTCATGGGAGAGGCATATAACGAGAAGGAACCCAAGCTTGTTGGTGTTGGTAACTCTGGCAATATACAGAGAATACCTCAACGTAACTGCAAGATAAAGATAGGTACTGCGGAAAAACCGGACTCTGCACGTGGTGGTGACTATAACCTTGTGCATCTGACAGAGGTTGGCCTGTGGAAAAAGACAGAGAATAAGACACCTGCTGACATCGTGCGCTCTGCAACATCAGGTATATTGCTCCGTCCGTTTACCATGATCGTGTATGAGTCAACGGCTAATGGTATCGGTAACTTCTTCCATAAGGAGTATCTTGCAGCAAAAAAGAAAGAGTCTCAGTTTACTGCTGTCTTTATTGCATGGTTTGAGATTGAGCAGTATGCTCTGCCTTTCAGCAGCACAAAGGAGAGGGAACGTTTTGCCAAGTGGCTCTACGAAAACAGGTTTAATGATGTTGTGGCAAGCGAGAGAGAAGAACCTGGCACATACCTGTATAAGCTGTGGGAGAAGGGTGCTACACTTGAAGCAATACATTGGTATATAGCAGAACGTGCAAAATATACATGTCATGCTGATATGGCTTCGGAATATCCTTCGGACGATATAGAGGCATTTGCTTTCTCAGGAATACGTGTATTCAGAAACGAGGATATTGAAACCTTCCGTCCTGCTTGCAGACCTCCAAAGTATATAGGAGATATTTACGGACATGCTAACGAGGGAGAGGAAGCACTGGAGAGACTGCGCTTCGAGAAAGAAGAGAATGGCAGGCTCTTTATGTGGCAGGATGTTGAGAAGGACGAAAACGAGATAGTGCAGGATAGATACCTTGTTATTGTCGATGTATGCAAGGGTCACACCAAGACTGCAGACTTTGCCGACATACTCGTTATTGACAGGCTGTATATGATTGATGGGGAGCCGCCTACTGTTGTCGCGGAATGGCACGGACATATCGACATGGATATGCTGGCATGGAAGGCTACACAGATAGCGGAATACTACAACCATGCTCTGTTAGTGATAGAGAGTAATACTCTTGAAACGAACAATACCAAGGGTGAAGCAGAGTATATCCTGAATGTTATTCGTGAGGTGTACGACAACTTGTATGCACGCAAGCAGAGTGCTGAGGATATCAGAGAGAAACGTCCTGTCAAATATGGCTTCCATACTAACCCTCTTACAAAGAAGGCTATCATCCACAATCTTAAGACTGTTATCCGTGAACACCTGTATATCGAGAGAGAAGCAGAGTGCCTGGACGAATATCTTACATATATCGAGACAGAGAAGGGCGGCTTTGAAGCTATGGAAGGACACCATGACGATAGACTTATGACACGTGCAATAGGTATGTGGATATGTCTGTACGAAATGGATATGCCTGTTATCATACAGGTTAAGAAGCAGAAACAGAAGAAACATCGTGAGGCTGTATCAGCAGCAACCATATAAAGTATAACAATTTAATTTTTTACACTATGTACAATCCAATTACGAAACTCCGTGATTACCTCCGTTATAGTGAGGCAGTAAAGAAAGCAGATGAAGCGCACGCAAAAGACGGTGACCGCTATTATGTTGTACCATCAAACAATAAGGATGGCAAGATACTACTCCTGGTTATGGATAGAAAAAACTTTCGCAGGCTTAAATTCAAAGGCTACATCAATAAGGATGCGAAAATCCGCGACCTTATCAACGAGTCTTTTTACTTTACTCCTTACCTCAATGGTGACGGTTATCTCGATGCAGAGGGCCGTAAACTTAAACTCAAACTCTATTACTCCTATTGCAAAGCAATGAGAAATATAAAACATGGAAAGAAGGAAGTTTAAGCAAGACCTTACTGGTATCATGACATTAACGCATGACCCTCTCGCTACGTATGACTTACATGGTAGCAAGAAAGTAACACGAATTAGATCAACAAGAAAAGGCAGTCGTAAATGACTGCCTTTCTCTTACTGTGCCTTGTGGTTTTGCCGCAAGGATTACGCTGCTGGCCTGAGTGCTCCATAAAGCTGCTGTACTGCCTGCGGATTGCCTTGCTGTGCCACCTGCTGCTGTAGCTCTGGTGACAGGCCCTGTGGCATCTGTCCGTTCTGCAACTGCTCTTGCTGGCTCTGAACACTCTGCAATAGCTGGTCTGCAAATGGGAAATGTCCCACCTCCAACATCTGCTGTAGGCTGATTTGACCTGCACGCCATATCTCCATAAGGAACTCGTTTGCAAGTGTCCTGTATGCAGGGCTCGTCTGACTCTCGGTAATGCTGAAATCGTATTCTGCATCACGCACCTTGTCAGGGTCAATGCCTTGCAATGTAGCATTTCTGCCTGCAATGTTGATGATACGCTTATTGTCGTAGAACTGCTGTATATTCTTAACGTCCTTGTATGCTGCATCAATGACAAACATTGAGAAGCTGTCAAGTATATCAAGAAGCGACATTGTAGCGTTCTGCTGCTGCTGATTATACAGAGTACCTGATGTGCCACTGACAGGCTGTCTGCCTTGCAATGCACCATGCACACCGCTAATATCCTCAAAGAACTTAAGCTGCACCTGCAACAAATCTCCAATACCAATGTTGGTGCTGTTGACTGCCACTTGCTGTGGTATCTCACCACCTTTACTTGGTTTGTAGAGTATAACACCATTGAAACGTGTCCATTCGTCCGCAACTTCGTTGATGTCCATTCCCTTGAAACATTCTTCGGGAGCCATAAGAACACCTTTGGCACTTGAACGCATTATCCAGTCATACAGAGTGATAAGGCGGTTTACATATCTCTGCTGGTCTATTACGTCTGCTACAAAGCTGTGTATCTCTCCGTCTATGAATGGATATGCCTTGAATACGTATGGATGGCTCTTGTGCTCATAAGGGCTTTCGCCTTCCTCCAGGATGTCACCGAATGGCGTGAGGTGGTAGTAATACCAATAGCTATCAATAAACCACTCTGCCTGGATAAGAGGAATATCGTCTTTCTCCATACCCTGAGCGAGACCGTCCTGAATACGCTGCATATTGACAGAGCTAACCATCTCGCCATAGTTCTCTGCATCTATCTTAAAGAACTCTCCTGTATTGTAGTCATGGCATCTGTAGCGCGGCTTTGTTTCTTTGCGCCACACCTCGATCACTCTGCAGCGTGTTGGGTCAGAGGTAAACAGGAAGTCATAGTTCTGCAGCTTGTTGAAACCAAATTCTTCATATCTGTCTGCCAAGCTGTGCTTGCTGCGTGCAAAGGCATAGATATTGGCAAGGCGTTGGTAATCGTCTGCATTATGTGCATAGCTCTGACAAAGGGCCTCAAAGCTGATGTCGTGCACCTCTCCTACTACACTGCAATCCCAACCTCTGAAGTCGCGCATATTGCTATCTATGAAGAAATTGTTTGGCTGCACATAGTCTGTCCAGCAGTCCATGCGCTCATTGCGCCAGCCATACCATTTGCGATGGGCTACAAAACCACTGATGAGATATTCTTCTATAGAACGTGCATACACCTCTGACATACGGTTTGTCTGCATATTGTATTGTAGCAGGGTGCTCATTGTTTCGCCAAGGCTCTGCTCGTCTCTGTCACGTGCAGTACATACAGGTTCCTTTGACTGGCTGCGATATACGCCAAGGACATTCTTAACAAGTCTGCGGATAAGGTTGTTCTTCAATGGCACACTACCCTGGTCTTTGATGTATTGCTCTTCGGTCTTATACTCTCCGTTTTCATCCTTTATGATGTCACCCCATTGGTCACCATAGGTATAACGCTTGTTCCTTTCGCGGTCTCTGCGGAAACGACTCATATTGTCCCAGCAGTTCTGCGCCTGAAAGAGGACGTCAAAGGCACGCCTGTTGCCGTACTTCTTTGACTCCTTTATACTATCCATCTCTACTGTTAGCGGACGGACTTTCTTCATTGATAATAATTTCTCTGCCATAATTCTTCTATTTTAGGTTATGGATTACTTTACTTCACGTAGTTGATTAACAAGCTCTCGCATGATAGCGTACATCTCATCCTGTATTTTCTTGCGCTCATCGGGAGACACTTCCTCAGATAATTCCTCACGACAATCGTCTATATCCTGCTTGTATTCATCAAACAGTTCATAGCGGAGGTATTCAGGAGAATTGTACAGGAAATCTATTTTTTCTGCCATTCCTGCAATTCCTTCCTCGTCTGCCTTGTCATACTTACGTAACAGTCTGTTTGTCTCGTTGTATTCCTGTAGATACTTGAAATACTCGTTTTGCAGTTTCCTGTTCGCTGTACGCTCGTCACCATTCTTCACAACACGGTTAGCAAGGAGTATGTTGCGCCAATCGAAATCACGGTCTCCGATAGCTGTCTCTGCCATCTTCTTCAATTTCTCGGCTGTGCTGACATATCCACCAAATGTGCCACTCAACATATATTCAAGCTTTGCAGGGTTGATGTCTATCTTGCCCTTCTTGAAATCATCACCACCTGTATTCTCATTGAGCCACTTGCTGATGCTGACAAGAGTTTTATCGGTATTGCTATATGCCTTTGTCCATTCGGGTTCATTCTTATTGAATGGAGAGTCTCTGTATATTGGCAGTCCTGACCAACTCCTGTTCATGATATAAGACTCAACGTATGGCTTTATGGTACTTGGTATGAAAGGAGAGATACCTCCACCACCTTCTAACATGTCAAGTGGTAGTATCTGGCTTATCTGACTTGCAAACTGATAAGCCATTTCGTTATTGCTATAACCTTCCTTACCAAGAATAGTACCTGTAGCCAATTCGCCAAGACCATACAGGGCCCTGAACTCTATTGGTAGTGGTATTGTCAACCACTGCTTGCCAAAGCGGATGCAGATATTTGTTCTGCGTACATACTCAGGTAGGTTGTAGTATGCGTTCTTATCGTCATCATCATCGCCTCCTAAAGCTTCTGCTATCATAGGTATCACATTACCCAACACGAACATAGCTGCTGCACCTGTTATTGCTGCTACAGGGTATCTTTTGCCTGCTCTGCCGAAGTTGGTAAGACCTTGCACACCTGCGTTCCAGAATACAAACATTGTACGTCCAAGGCCACTAAGATATGAGCCAACCTTTCCAAGGATTGTTTGCCCTGTGGCATTTACCATCTTACCACCACTACCCTTCTTGTTAAAGTTCACACTGATCTCCTTTGCATCATAGATACTGCGGTCTATTGGTCTGCCCATCTCGCGGCTTGTAACAAAGGCTGCAAAACGTGCACAGTTTTCAATGGCCCTGTTGAGCAAGTCCATCTGCATGCCAAGGATATTCATTACCTTGCGTGTGTTGCTGTTCTGCGATTTCAGCTCTTTTTGTATCTCCTTCTTGTGGGCTTCGATGTCACGGACATTGGTATAGCCTGTTTCGCCACCATTTGACATAAACTGATAGAACATATATTCTGTTGGGTCGTTCATATCAAGTGTGCCATCCTGCCACTTACCGAAGAGTCTTCTCATGGTAGCAGGATTGAACTTTCCAAAGTTCTTATGGAAGCGGAGAGCATAACGTGGATTTTCCTTTACCCATGTCATGCAGTTGCTATACAGCATATCACGGAAGAAGTTACTTACCACAAAGTCAGGGTTTCGTGTAGTATAGAAAGCACTGAGGTGGTGATTTACCCACTGCGCTCCTTTCAAAATGTTTCCTGTAACGCCTGAGCTTTCTACATCAGGATTAGTAAGGCCATTGAGGGCCTGCGCTGCTCTTGGGTTACCATTGATAGTAAGAACGTATGTTCTGCCACCTCTGCGCACTAATACCTGGTGCTCCTTGATATTTCCCTTAACTACCTTGTAAGGAACATTCTCTGCATCCTTACCACGTTTGTAGTTGTCGGGCTCATCTTCTGCTAACTGCTGCATGCGCTCTTCAAACTCGTCAATCTTGCGCTCTACCTCTTCTGCTGTGTCGCTTGCTTCAAGTTCAGGGAAGATTGGGTTCCATTCGTCTGCAACAGCATCATAATGTAACCATAGGTCTTTGACACTCACAAGGTCGCTTGGGTGATTAAGGACAAATCTGTAGAAGTTCTGCTTCATCAGATTGCGGTTACCCTGACGTATTGCAGCATCTGCCATCAGACCAATAGTAGCGATTGGATCGTCTGCCAGGCTCTTACGTCCTACAGCGTGCTTGATAGGGCTGCTGCCTATGCCTGCACCTCGGTCATTGAGATAACCATATACCTCGTCACTGGTCGTTTCATCCCATCCTTGCAGAGGTATGTAGTATTCAAACATATCACGGATATGCTCATAAGTATCTATGCTCATAAGACCTGACTTGTATAGTTTATCAAGGCTGGCCTTCGTAGCATTATTTACATAGTTCCAGAGGTCTGTAGTATCTTGCTCCTGCTCATACTCGTCAACCATTCTCTGTGCCTCCTGCTCTGCAAGCACAACGTCTGCTTCGCCTGTCAGAGATGTAAGGCCCGAATAGTCTCTTTCCCTGAAATCATGTATTGTCAGATTGCCATCAGGATATTTCTCTTTATATGCTTCAAAGTCACGCTGTGCGAATACCTCGTTACGCTCCAGTCCGTGCTTTGCCATCATATACCTTGTCAGTCTGATACGCTCTGCATTACTGCCACCTGTTAATGCAGATATTTCTGCCAACAGGGGCTTCATAAAGCGTACCTGATACATGTGCTGCTGAGCCATGTTCTTACTGCTCATGATGTTCTCTGCCAGGTATGCGTTCTCAAAGTCAGGAATATTCTCTATGCGGCTATAGTCCTCTCCAAGGATAGCCTTGTAGAGCTTTTCCAAACCAAGCATAGAGTCCTGTACAGCTTCTTGGAACTGATACATACCAGTTGACACCATGCGCTCATAAGCACTACGTGCTATGGCCCTGTCACGGTCACTTTCACGGAACAAAACATCAGGGCTAACAGTACGTATTTCATCTATTTCTCCTGCTTTATCTCCCGTTGGCAATTCTGCAATAGCAACTATATTGCCTCTTCTCACAAGTTCTGGAAGCAAAACATCTAAACCATCTTCTGCTACCAAGACGTAGCCGCTGCCAAGTTCCTTCGGAAGCATGAGACGCATTGTTGTTGCGTCTTCATCTGTCATTACATAGCCAAATGGTGTTTTAACCATGCCAATAGCATTGCTGTTCCTTGCTTTTATCTTGTTGTAGGCATCATCAATAAGGTCTTTCTGCTCATCTGTCAGTTCGCTTGGATTAAGGGCGTTGATATATCGCGCTGCATAAGAAGAAATCTTTTTGACATTGGCACGTGAAATAGGGATAACTTCTGCCACCTTCATATCTCCAGCAGGTTCTACTGTGCCATTCGGTTTTCCCGATTGGCTGTAGTTACCAACCTGTAACCTGTGCTGCATAGCAACATCTGCAGCCACATTGAATGGGTTGTTGTATCTGTCAGGCTCTGTTAGGTTCTCATAGCTGCGCCAAAGGATATAGCGAAGCTCGTTGTCAGTAAGCTCTCCCCTGAAGTCCAAACCTACCTTACTCAACATATCAAGGAAGAGACTCTTTATCTTCATCCACCTTCCTTGGTCAGATGCACGCTCAAAGTCTGTTGTCTCTGCAAGGCTTGCAAGGTATTCCTCTGTTGCTATCTCAAAGTTCCAGTTATGTTTCCTTGCAAGGTCAATGATACGCTGACGTACATCAGGCTCTGCACTATTGAATACATTGTACAGGAACTGATTGAAGTTCTTTCCAAAGAGCTGACGGAGCCCATAGTGTGCTACAGCCTCATGCAGAATAGTCTGCTTCACATCTTCTGCACTTGCATGGTTACCAAGGACAACAACAATCTTACCTGTCTTGACATCATACCAACCCTTTAACCTTGCCTTACGTCCTTCAAAACCTGCAGCATTGTCTCTTATGGTTACTCTGTCTGCCAATCCAAGTTTAGCAACAGTATCTTCTGCCATGTTACGCATACGTCTTTGAACGTTGCGAATGTATGTATCAAACTGCTTCTTGGTATATCCAGCATTTCTGCTTTCCGCAAGGGCCTCTGAATAAGGTATATCCTCGTAGTTTCCTCCTTCACGCTTCAAACTGCCTGCTTTTCTTGGCTTACCATAAACCAGGCTCCATGTTCTGCCTGCGTATCTGCCTGACAATATCTTACCTCTGTTGTCGGTATCAACAAATTTCACACCCCTTTCTTCCAAGGCTCTGCGCACCTGCGGAGTAACAACATTTGTAGGCATTACATCTATCTGTCCTGCTATCTGTGAAGCGATATTGTCTGCTACCTCTTCTGTTGGAACTATGCGAACAGGCTTTGCCCATCGGGAGAGCATTACTTTTCGTGTGCCTGTCAACTGGCCCTGTATGACACCTGCTTTCCAGTCCTTCATACCAACTGAGTCTTTCGCACGTGCTGCATGGTATTCGCTCATCAGCTCGATTGCAGGCACTTCCATTTCAACAACAACAAGGTTGTCCCTGTTCTGTGCTTCGCTGAATTGGTCGTTGAGCATACTTGCTGATGTATGGATATATGGGTTGTAGGCTGCATAGAGCATTTTGCCATTATCCTTACGCAATGGGAATACCCATCGTCCGTTTCTCTGCACAGCAGCTTCGGGTGCTTCTTCGGCTTCTTCCCACTTACCAAGCTCAGAAGGTTGACGTAATTGGCTACCTTCTGCATCCTTTGAGGACATAGGAGGATATAGTTTGCCATCAATAAGTACCATTGAGCGATACATCTTTATGGTAGGCTGACTATCTAACCATTCCTGGAGTGCTTCATCACTAACCTCACGGAACATTAACTGCCCCTGCATAACGCTTTCCTGCATCTCAGGAGTAATGTCAACAGAGTGCATAGTCTGGTCGATTTCGGGCAGGCTAATATCCTCAACCTTCACTCCCCACTTCTTGCCATACTTATTCATGAAGCGAGGTAGTATCTCGTCATAAAAGCCCTTCATGCCTTCACCACCGATACGAAGTGCATCGCCACTGATATTCCTTTTACCTTCTGTACCGATAATCTTTAAAGATAGGTCTTTGCCAACAATATCGGCAAGTTGTTTACCCTCAAATTCTTTGTCAAATGGAGCTTCTACAACCTTACCTTCTCTGTTAACAGAAAGGAGAATACCATCACTATCGTGACGCAACAGAACATCTCGCAGGTCATTTGGATTGTCTGCATCCATTGGGCCATCGTTGATGTTCTCACCCCATCTTGATACGGATATTTCCTTAATGAGCTTTCCAATGTTGTATCTATCTGCCTGCTGTTCGCCTGTGGTCCATGCCACCTTATCGTAGCCATTCTCGGCTGCATAGCGAAGCATACGCTTCATGGCAAGCTCATGCCAGTTCTTATCGAATGGAGCATCAGGAATACTACCTTCATTGTAGGAAACCTCCGCGTATGCTTCCATGGCTTTATCTCGGGCGTCCTTTAGTCTTTGTCTTTCCTGCAGTTCTTCCGGTGTGGCTATCTGCCACCATTCAGAAGTGCCTGCGTATTTTTCAGAGAGAGCTTCATCGTATGCAAAAAGGTTATCATTAGCCTCTGAGTACTTCTTCCTAAGATCTTCATTCCTCTTTGACTTATACCCCTTCTCTCTGCCTTCCTGATGTCGCTTACTCTGTATCTCGTCAATGACAAGGACATTATTACCCTGTGCGTCTTTGGTTTCCCCAAATCGTACCCATGCAACAGCCCTACCTTCGCCTGCATCGCCAAAGTGAACACTATCACCAGTATTCCAACTCTCAATAGTAGGAACCACCAAAGCAATCTCACGTTTGTTTGTCAGTCCATCGGTGGTATAATTCAGACGTGTGCTGTTTGCAGGTCTAACATCACTTTCAAGATAATACAGAGCTGCTGGGCTCATATCATCGGTAAAGTCGATTTGAGGGACAATATCATATCTAACCCCACCTCCTTGCATCATCCGGCCTTCAACCTGGAAGCCCTGTCCAAAATCGTCACCATATCTGTTAACCATTTCATCAAAGGCTTTGTCTGCAATCTCTCCGTCAGTCAACTCTTCACCGCGTTCTGACTGCATCTGCTCAAAAATGCTGTGATATTCATCATTGAAATTATCAAGCTTATCGGCAGCCTCATCAGACAGCCCTTCGGCATAGTTAACCTCTTCAATCTGTATCTCGTTCTCACGGATATAGTCCATTATCTCTTGTTTGGTAACGGATTTCTTTCCTTGGAGCCAGTCAGACAGACCAAGCCACTTATCTTCGCCAGCCTTCAAACCACCTGCCTTTTGCAGCATGGCAAGCCATTGGTCACCTGTAGCCTTCTCCTGCTTGATACCTTCAACAGCACGCATAGCATTGGAAACGAAGATAGGAGTTTCGTTCTCGTCCTCCATACCACGTCCACGTATATCTTCATCATCGCTGCTTTCCTCATCATCTTCTTCTGCATCGGTGATGTCACTTGCTTCTTCTACGCCTGCATCTATGTCAGCATACTTCTTTTCCTTCTCTTCAAGTTCCTTCTTCATCAGTTCGGAATACTCTTCAAGACGCTCATGTGCTTTCTTTAGTTCTTCTTCAAATTCAAAAGGCTTGCCTTCACGGTCTGTTATCTGTTCAAGGGTCTTTTCATCCTTTGCAAGTTTACGTTCTATCGCCTCGATATTATCGCGGAAATCGTTACCTGTGATAACATTCTTGATAATATCTTCCAAACCTTCACGTAACAATGCCTGCTTTACAGGAACGTCAGACAGGTTCAGGGTAGGACAGCTATATGTCATCTTGCGACGAATAGCGGTGAATAGCTGTCCTTGGTTTTGAATCATGTCAATAGTCAGTTCAGTAGTAAACTCAAAATCAATGCCACCAACATTGACTGTCAGTTTACGCTCTTGTGTCTGAACAGAAGGATTATCGCGTAGCTCATTCTCTGCTTCCCTGATTTTCTTATTATAGTCTTTCAGGAAATCTGCTGTAGCCTCAACATTTGCATACTGCTGTTTGTTGATAATGATTACTGAGGGTTGAGGTTTCCCCTCAACTATCGCCAAGCTCTTCTTATTCTGTTCGAGGCGTTCATTCAAGCCACTGATTTCACTCTTCAACCTTGGTATCTCGCTATGACAATACTTCTGGTCTGCTTCATACTGCTTACGCTTTGCTTCATACTTGCGGACATCTTTCTCTGCCTGGTTCTTCAGCATAGCGTATTCAGAGCCTGACAACTGAGCAACAGTATCACCGAAAACATCTTCCTCTTCTTCAAGAGCTCTGTTCTCCATGCTGTTCTCAATCATCTTCTTGCCATTCATGATACTGTCTGCAATAGCTCCCTTTGTCTTAAGACGTTGGTATGCTGTTACATCGAGTGAGTCCTCAACACCAAAGCGGAGCACACGTACAGGCTTACCCATTTCCTTATGCAGGTTACCTTGGCGCAAAATACGTCCGTTACGCTGTGTGTAGTCCATTGGGCGGTTAGGTGCATCAAGGTGGATAAGGGTGTGCAATCTCTCTTGTATGTTAACACCAGTACCAAGAGTGAAGGTGCTGCCCATGATAACACGTATGTCACCACGATTTACTGCATCGAAGATTTCAAGTTTCTTCTTTACAGTCATGCCTGACTTCATGACAACTATCTGCTCTGCTGGCAAACCTGCAGCAATAAGTTTCTCCCTTATATCTTCATACAGGTTGAAACCACTCTTTTTATTTTGATAGTTATCAGCAAAGACAGCAACAGTACCCTTGTAGTCCTTTGTCTCTTCCAGACTCTTCAATATCTGACGTACTGCTTCATTTGTCTTGCTCTGCTCTTCATCTGCAGCATCAGCAACAACTAATCGTGCATCAACAGCAGCAGCCTTGGCAATACCATACATGGTAAGTGGAATGTGACTATTTTCCTTCTTCTGCTTACCTGTCATATTGTCATACTCATTCAGAGTCTTTTTGACAAACTTCATCACTGAACGAAGGGCCTTAGTCTGTGGCAGATACAGGTCTTGTGCCTTGCCACCTTCCATTTCAGGTATCTTGTCACTTACGCCTCCTGCTTCACGTGTAAGTACAGTATCTGCTACACCTGCCCATATACGCACAAGCTCAGGAAGATTTACATATCCTGCAAAGCGGTTATTCTCTTTGAACTTACCACTTGTGGTAAACTCCAACATCTGTTGTATGTTACCGAAGTTGCGCACGAAATCATCGAAATAGTATATACCATACTCTTTCATTGTATCGGCTGGCATAAGGTATCGCATGAATGTCCATATCTCTGCAGCAGTATTGCTGATAGGTGTACCTGTAGCAAAGATAACATTGCGACCATTATTCTTCTCCAATACAGCCTGTGTCTTAAGGAATACTCCCTGGGCCTTCTTTGAATATGAAGGGTCAATACCTTTCACACCTCTCTGCATAGCAGTAGCAAAACCGAGATGCTTGTATTCGTGTGCTTCATCAACCAATATGGCATCAATACCCATATCGTCAAAGTTTTCTACATCGTCAGTCTGACGGTCAAGCATTTCAAGGGCCTTGATTTCTGCATTTTGACGTGTTACAGCAGCCTTCTTCTCGTCACGTTGCTTGCGCTTGTTTGCTTTTGCGTCTGAAAGACCTGCCAACTCTTCTTCAAGATTTGATATTTCTTTCTCTGCTTGACGGACAATCATACTGTTACCTTGTGGATCAGCTTCTTTCATCTGCTCCAGGACAAGGAGTTTCTCTTCTATCTTGTCCTTAACGTATGCCATTTGACGCTCTTCGCTATCAGGAATACGCTCAAAGACAGACTGAGGTACAACAATCATATCCCAATCGTTGTACTTTATCTTTGCATAGAAGTTCTTACGTCCTTCGCCTGTATGGTCTTTATCCTCAATAGTCAATACCTTTGCATTTGGATAAAGTTTCTTGGCACTCTCCACAAACTGACCTACAGTAGCATTTTGAACTACTATCATAGGCTTGCGTGCTGTGCCAAGTCTGCGCATTTCCATTGCAGTGGTGATAAGGGTATATGTCTTACCTGTACCTACCTCATGGGCAAGCAGAAGAGGTTGTGTAGTACCACGCATAACAGCCTTACCTTGGTGAGGGCGAAGAGCAAATGGCTTTCCGTCAACAACAGTTGCTGCACCTCCAAAGTGTTCAGGAACAAACTCGTCAGGTATGCTCTTTGGCACATAGTTATTGAATATATCATTATAGGTACGTTCTATGCGCTCACTTAACTCAGGGTCTGTCTGCATCTTCGCTTTTGCCCAATCTTTGAAGTCTGCACGTATCTCGTCAATCTTGTTGGCACATGCCTGTGTGGCTTCCTTATCGGTTACGGTCTCTGTAGAGCCATCCCATTTCTTGTGTGTCTCGCTGACGGTTATGGTCTTATTCTGCATAGCAGCTTCTATGAGCTGTGTTCCAAGGATAACCTTTTTGAACATTTCGCTACGCACACCCATTGTCTTGTTCTTTTCCTCATCTACCCAATATGGAGTCTTGACAAACCATGTGCCGCCTGCAGGAGTACATGTAACATCTACGTCTGTGCGCTCCTTGATATATTCTTCATATAGTTTCGGGTCTATCCATGAAGAGCCAAGGTTGAACTCTATCAGGTGTGGAGGTATATTCATTGGCACTACTTCTTCCAATGCCTTGATATTGTTATCATAGCGACCATCAGAATTGTTATCGCGTGCCTGCTGCAACTTCTCACGGACATTGCCACTCAGGTATTCATAAGAGACTTCTATCTGACGTGTATCAGGATTTTCAAAACCAAGACCTGACTTTAATATCTCGTTTCTTACATCGTCCTCAGTGCGCATAGCGGTTTCCCCACTATGTGAGTTAAGCTGCTCTGTTATCCAAGGTATATCTATTCTACCATGCACATAGAGACTGGTAATAATACCATCCTTTACATTATCGGGCTCTGGTGCCTTTTCCTTGTCAACAACTCTCCTACTGAAAATGTCGGTCTTACCATACTCCTGCACCTTCTTACCACTGACATCAGGCTTCTCGCTGAATTTCTCCAATGCCAGGATATTTGCAAAGTCAACATCGTTCTTAAGGAAAGATATTGATGTGTTCTTATGCAGATGTCCATAAGTCTTAACGAAACTGTCGTATGCCTTGTTTAGGGCTGTGAGGTATTTCTGCAAGCCTTCGTCACCTTCGTTCTCTGTCTGATATGCCAACAGGTCTGCAAGTGCATCCTTGATAGTCTTGTATGCTTCAAAGCACTCTGCCTTGGTGTGTCCTTTTACCTTATTGGAATTAACATCCAAAGGAACTGCCATACCACGTTGTGCAATGAAGAGTTTTCCATTGCGTACAACAATGCTTCCTTCCTTAACTCCTTCGCCAAGTTCCTCATAGACATTATCGGTCTGTGTGCTCTGTGGTTCTGTCGCAGGGCTTTCCCACTCCTTATCAGCAAAGCCGTTAGCCCATTCAGTAAGCATTGTCTTTTGGTTCATACCCTTAACAGGATAGAGGGCCTTGCTTGTTGGTCTGAATGTATTTCCTTTTTCAAAGTTAAAATACATCTTGCCTGCCATCATCTCAGGATGCTCAACAAAGTATTTGTTATAGTCCATTGACAATGTCTTGATAACAGGAACGTATGTTCCCTTTACCTTCTTCTCTTCGCCTGTGTCATATTCTGCTGTGCGCTCACCTGATACTTCAAGCACATCAATAGCGTATGGGGATTTCTTTCCGTTGATACGTTTGCGGACAACAATAATGTCGGAGGTCGCACCTGTACCACCAAAAGTTTCTTTATTCAGACGGAAAGCACCTACAACATCTGTGTTGCCATCCTGCACAATCCATTCACGCAGCTTTGCACTGCTGTCAAGTGTGCTTCTTGATGTTATGAAGATACCTATACCGCCTTCGCGGAGTTTGCGGATATTCTTTGCAATACAGAAATCTTGCAAGCTATTGCGGAACTTGCGGGATAGGTCTGCATCGCCTGTAGTATCTTTTGGTACAAGCATTCCCGGCACAAATGGCACATTAGTAATAGCCAGGTCAACTGTACCATTCTCTACCTCTGTTGCTTCAAAGCCTTTTATGTCCACCTGTGCATCAGGATAAAGCAGACGAAGGATATTGCCTGTTGTCTGGTCTATCTCTACTGCTTGGATATTGCTTCGCTCACTGAGTTCTGTTGGCATCAGTCCTATAATGTTACCGATACCTGCACTACCTTCAAGGAATTTACCACCTGTGAATCCCATTGCTCTTGCAATATCCCAAAGGGTATCAATAACATTTGCAGGAGTATAGTATGCACTATTGCGGCTCATATTAGCCTGCTGATAAGCTTCTTCACCAAGCAATTCCCTCAAATAGTCAGGTGTTGGCTTACCATTGGTGTAGGCAGAATTGTTCTCAAATGCCTTACCAAGTCCTCCCCATCCACTGAACTGACGTAACACAGCCATCTGCTTGGGAGTAGCCTTCTCACCACTCTCAATAAGCTGCTGCATCAGTTCTATTGCCTTGATGTTGGCTTCGATGCGTGCATCAACATCTTTGGGAGCGTAGTCTTTACCACGTTCCGCATGATTGTTGTTTGTATTCTTTGGATTGGTAGGACGCTCTAACTTCTGTATGCGTCCAGTGGGTCGTTCAGAGCTGCCGCGTACTTGCTTTCCTTTTCCCTGTACGCTGCTATCTCCTTGGCTGACATTCCTGCTTGCTTGTATATTTCCGTCCAATCGTCCGTTGTCAACTGGTCGGGCGTTTTCAGGTGCTCCTGACGATATGCCAGTAGAGCTTTGTTTATTCTCTCTTCCTGATTCTGATTCATCTTCATTGTCGTTTTGTTTTACATCATTGAAGAAGGAGCCGAATAAATCAGGTTCCTGCTGCAAAGATACGGAATTATTTTTAGATTTGGAAGTTTTTTTCGATTTTTCTACTACCTTTTCTACTTCTTTTGGACTTATTGACTCCTTTTTGTCATCTTTGGTCATCAATTCGTCCAACTTAACACTCTGTCCGTTGGTAAGATAAATATTGTCTATCCTTGGCTTGCTGAACTGCATTGACTCTGTCTGCTCGCCACTACGCATTACAGCCATGATATATACCCTCTTGCCATTGTGATAATACTCTGCATCTGCCCTGTTGTCGAGGTCTTCCTCTGTTGCAGGACGTAATGGAGTACCATCAAGGGCAACACCTTCTGACTGAGCCCTGCGGCCATCGTTGCGCTGTTCTGTTATCTTCTGCACGGCTTCTTCTGCCTGCTTGGATACCTCCTGCTCCTTTATAACCTCTTCGGCTGCTACCATTGCATCCGTTGTAGCCTTGTCGAAGTTAGCGACATCGAATGTGCGCACTTCGTCATAAGGTGTCATGTCGTTGCTATAGCCTGCTTCTTCTACCTCTGGCAATTCTCTTGCACCATTGTAGAAGGATTTAAGATATGGACGGATAGCATCGCCAAGGTCGGCTATCATGTTGCGTGCAAAGTCTGCAAACTTTCTTGCGCCTGCTTCGATGTGGAAAGCTGCCATTTCTGTACCAATAGCAAGGATTTCAGGGTCTATACCCATGTTCATCTGTCCACCAAGCTTCTTGCGCATGCGCTCTTTCAGCTCTTCGTATCTGTCTTTGCTGACAAGAGTATTGTTAGCACCATAGCCAGTTTCCTTTGTTTCGGTCTCTGTCTTAGGTACACCACCTGATATAAGTGTGCCATGATCGCTGAGTTTCGTTTCGCCTTTCTCCTTAAGGGCCTGCATAACATCAGCAACATCTATCACACGTACAGTAGGTGTCTGCTCTGTTGCTGCTGCCATATCGGAAACAGACAATGGCTGTGCATCTGCAACAGTATCTTCATTGCTCAAAGATTCCACAAGGGCTTTAACACCCTCTTTGTCTCTCATCATGAAGCCGCCATCTTCTTTGCTCCACCAACCTTTAAGGCTTCTTGCAAGGGTAGCTGCTGCACGCTGCTGTTCTTTGCTCAATTCATCATTGAACTTCACAAGCAACATATCCAGTTTCTTACCCTTCTTTGTCACATAATCCTTTGGAGTGACAGAGTAAGATGCAGATTTTTTTGCATTTTTTTCGCCATTTTCTTGCACAGATGAATTTTTCTCCGTACCTTTGCCCTCAGAAGAAAGGCCGCTACCTTCGTTGATAGGTTGCTCTGCGGATGAATTAGCGGGTTCATCGAGTGCAGTCGCTTTATAAAGCAACCTGTCACTCTTCAATTTATTTCTCAACTGATTTTCGCGGATGATGTGTGAGCTAACTGATACCTCCATTCCGTCCTGTGACACTGTTACGCTTTCAAAGTGAACATACTTTGTGCCATCAGGTTTTTGGAATGTCTTTACATAAAGATATGAAGAAGGACGTTCATGGAATACATTCTGTTCCTTATCCATTTCTTCAAGGACTATATCAGGATTGCGAAGAGTTTCAAGTAACATACCGTATTGCTGCTCCCTGCCTTTCACAAACAACTTAGACTTTTGGTTTTCACCCATCTTCACATTGCCGATAGGTGTTTCCACGTTGTCCTGCCAATTATCTTCTGTAATCTCAACAGTCGGAGCAACCAGCGCATGTAGCTTCATTGCGTTAATTGTATCCTCTACCTCTTTGTCGCTTATTTGCTCACTGGCTACAGGGTACTTCTCCCTCATCTGCTTAATGTAGTCATACAAAGCGTCCCAATCCCTGTCTTGCTCTTCAACATCAATCATCTTGTAGAGCTTATCCAACTCCTTGCTTGAAAGTTTTTCTACAAAGGTATCGTCCTCATCATCTACAGCATTTGATATGAAGCCCTGAACAGATGTTACCTTTTCGCTGTTTTCGTAACGCTCACGGTACTCGTCTAACGTTTCAGGTGTGACAGTCTTTCTGTAGTTATTGCCATGTCCACCAATAGACAGCTCTATGTTACCGTCCTCGTCAATACTATGTATTCTGCACAGTACGGCATTATTGTTATCGTCAATAATATCAAACTGCTGCCCTACTTCGTATTTATCACCCTCCGCATACTGCATGCTGGTTTGCTTACGGTGATTATCAAGAGCACCACGTATGCGGCTGTTACGCTCCTGAACAGACTGCAACTGAACAAGGTTAGCCTGTGCCTCATTAAAGGCATCCTGCTCTGCCTGAGTGCGTCTGCTAACACCTTCTACACTCTGGTCAACAGGAATTTCGGAATTTCCGAATAATTGTCCTGGCTGATTGAAGGTATCATCATTGCCAAACAGGTCTGTTGCTCTGTCACTCTCCTTGGCCCTTGCCTTACGGAGGTCTGCTGCTGCCTTGTCACGCTGCTTTATGGCTGCATCAATCTCTTTCTGCAACTGCTTGTTGACATTAGCGACAATCTTCTCTTCCTCTGCATCTCGCGGCTGGAGATAATCTTCTGTAGTGTTCGTATGGTCTCCAACAGGCTTCACGCTCTTATACTCTGCAAAAGGTTTTGTCTTACGATGTGAGCTCTCTACCCACTTCTTAAACTCTTCCTTGCTGACTTCGGTAATAGCACCAAGGCCCTGCCATCCCTCTTCGTAATTTCTGAGGTATGCCTGCTTTGCGCTTTCCATATCAGGGAAGCCATACATCACCTTGTGCTCGTCAAAGGTGTTGAATTGGTCAAGCTGGTCTATGACAAACACATTACCCTGCTCAGGAGTGTCGCTGAGGAATACATCTATATGGTCTCCGTCAACGCCTTCTGTGCCACGTATGTAGCCATAGGTGTTGTTCATGGTCTGGCTCCATGCCTTACCACTTGCATCAACACCACTGCGTACACTACCCTTTGGATTTTCGATTGTCACATCAAAGCCATCAACCTTGATGTGGCCCATAGCATAATTACCAGCCTTCTTCTGACCTTCAGAAGGGTTGGTGTTCACTTTTGCTTCTTCCTCTGCAATAACGTCTGCAGAAGATGTAGCACCTATATTGTTGGTTACTTGTTGCCCTGCAACTCCTGTTGCTGCTTCTTGATTTCCTCCAGCAGTATTCTGTGGAACTCTCGCCTGGTCACTTGTCTGCCCTTGCAGCGTTCCTTCGCTTTCTGTATCGCTTCGTCTGCCAGTTTCGCCTTCTCCGGCTCCCTCTGACGCCATGCTGCCAGTCTGTCCTTCTGTTCCTGTGTCATTGCTTTCTGTGTTATTTTGTGCAAAGTTACTATTATTTTCTAAATTGTCCAAATATTCCTGAGAATTTTCGTACTCTTCAAGGAATTTCATATCTTCGTCAGCTTTTGCTATAAGCCCTATAGCCTCTTCAAAACTGAGACCATAGCTCTGCATTGCCCACTGCTGCAATTCCTGTTCTTCTCTGTACTCTTCTTCGCGTGCCTGCTCTGCTCTTAAAGCATCTTCTGCCCTGGCAACACGTGAATTGAATACATAGTCACGGATAGATGTTGGCTTATCAGCAGACAGGAACATATCAATAAGGGCATTGCGTATCTCCTGATCATCCCAACGCTGCTCACCATTCTGTAACTGATTGTCCTCACTCTCGTATATAGAGTGTACTGCTTCTGCAAAACTTATGCCCTCACCCTTCTTTGCAAGGTAGCTGTTGAAGGCATTACTGTCAAAGCCCTTGCCTACACCTCTACGCAGGCCAAGTTCGTATTGAAGTCCACGTTTGCCGTTAATATCCTCCCAACTGATATTCTTTGGCATATTCAGGGCCACAAGCTCCATGATGTCATTAGCAACAGTAAAGTCATCATCGAACAGGTCGCTATACATTTCCTTGGCAAGTGCTATCTTTTTTTCCTTTGTACTTGCCTTCTCCAAGAGTTCCATTCTGCCTGATGGGGTATTCATAGACTCTTGCATATCAGCCTGCTTGTGAATATCCTGCACCTCTTGCCAATAGTCTGCTGCCTGCTGTGCTGCATCAACCTTCTCTTGCCATGCCTGCATCTCCTTCTTGAATTTGGAGATACTTGTGCCCATAACAGGCTTCTTATCTTTCTTAACCTTCTTCAGGGCATCATCGGCAACCTTTTTGTTGGCGGCAACAAATTGGTCAGCATCTTCACGTGACAGACCTGCTTCATCATAAATGTACGCATGCGCACGTGTAGGAGTAACCTGTGAGAAGTCTGCATCCTCACCATTCATAGGCATTGGCTCCAGCTCTTCTGTCTGCTCTGGAGCGTTCTCAAACTGCTCGTTCAGGTATTCTTCTGCTTCTGCGGTACTTGGCTGCTCTTCCACAGTGCTCAGCGGTTCCCCTGCTGAGATTTCTTCCTGCTGCTCTTCGGTTGCTGGCATAACATCTGTTACCATGTTATCGAGCTCTTCCCTTGTGAACAGGTTGAGTTTCTTGCCATTGATAGGCACAAAGGAATACACCTCTATGAAGCCATCCTCGTTCTCTTCTGTTGTGACATGGGCACGAACAGGGCCATTCTCTGTGTTGATAGTAAGGAGATTGTGAAATTTATAAGGGTCTGCGGCTGCTTCCTCTTGGGCCTGCTGTTCCTGCTGTGCCTGTTCCTCTGCAACGGCTTCTGCGACACGTACCTGCTGCGTATTATCTGCCATTGCCTGAATATCGTCTGCTGCCATTGGCTGTGCATCTGCACCGTCAACAGATGCAAGCACCTGACCTTGCTGTAAAGGAATAGGATTGCCTTCTCCGTCAACAGCAGGAAGGATAGTAATTTCATGCTGCTGCCCTTCACCATCGAGCACGTTGTATGTATCACCCTCGTTGAATGGCAATATACCCTGCTGCTTGCGCTGCGCTTCGTCCTCTACCTGCTGACGGATAGCGGCTGCAACATCCTCCTTCTGTTCGTCTGCATCAACAGGAGCACCAGCCTCAGTAATATCATCCACGTCAATAGATGAAATCATACCATCCATGTCAGAGACAAATATCATTCCGTCTCCGTATGTTTCCTTTGTAGCCTTTACGTTGACAGTGCCATCAGGGTTCATGACAACATATCTGCCTGTAATAAACGCTTCTCTTCCATCCTTCAAGGTAACAGGGTGCACCTGGTTATCTTCCTTGTTGGTATGACTGTCAACATAGTTCTGTGCCTGAGTGACTTGTGTGTCAATATCATCTTCCACCTTCTGCTGCATACCATCGTATGCCGCCTTGGCGTTGACATAGTCCTTTGCTACCTGTATCTGCTCTGGAGTATAGCCGCCCTGTTCCATTGTCTGAATGGTCTGCACAGGGTATTCATCAAGACCTCTTATTTCTCCAAAGGCATCAATGGCACGCTGCATCCTTTCATTATAAAGGTTGCGTATGTCCTGCATATCTGTGTCAATAGTAGCACCATAGCCTTCTGCATAATTGGTATCCATATCAGAAGCAACAGGGTTCTCTTCTTCTCCTGCTGCAACCTGGCCAAGGCTGTAGCCACGCATCTTCTGCAAGTTAATGGCATATCCCAGGGCTGCTGCTCTTTGTTTATCATTCAGAGTCTCGTCACTGAGAACATTTGTCAGTGCATCGGTAATGTTTTCATTTGTGCTGGCGTCAAGAGCATCACGCACTTCATCCCAACCTTCTCCAAATGTAGTGGAAGCCATTGCGTCTGCTTTGTCTGTAGCATGCTTGTAGCGGTAGTACTGTGCCATCTTGTTTCCACCAATAGCAGCTAATCTTGGAGCATTTAGCAGGGCTCCCATTGTAGCACAGCCAAGCCAAATATCAATATGCGTGCGAGGATCGGCAAGATTTTTCCATTCATCACCTCCCATCAGTGCATTAAAGCCAGTGCCTACATACTCTTCAAGTGCTTCGCCTGGCACACCATTAAAGCCCATCGTAGTCAGAGCATTGCTGTAAGCCTTATACCAATCTGCATTTCTTATTGCTGTCAGTCCGTTTGCTATCTTACTAAGACCTATTTTGTTAAGACCTTTCAGAACTGAACCACCAATCTTCAGGAAATCACCTGACACCTCTGAGCCATATTCTCCAATAGCAGAACGCTCTGCATCAAGGACAGAAGAGATAACACTATTCGTACCCTTAACGAATTGTGGCTTTCCGTCTATCATCTCTGTGTGTCCGAACACATAATCACCTCTATCGTCAAGGATAAACTCTCCAAGGCCCTTACCTGCATCAGCAGCAGTACGACCAAGACCTACAGTGTTTGCCATTTCAGCACCTGCCATCATAGAGCCAACAGTAACACCTGTGGCTTTCAGCATGTACTTACCAAGTCCTTTGGTTACGAGATTACCAAAAGCTTTTACTCCTTGCTTTGTTATAGCTGCTGCTATTCCTTTTGCTGCTGCTAATGGTGCTCCACCCATCAACAGAAAATCTGTCATAAGGTCTGCACTGGTTGCACCCATTTTGCCTGCACGGGCCCAAGCACCATATTGGTCACCATATAAAGCTTGTACCTGATTATCCCATATTTGGTTTTTGATAACAGCCTCTGCAGCCTGTTCTTTATCCGTGAGTGTACGCCCTGCCCTTCTCTTCTCGTTTAGTCTGTCAATATACTTCATGGCATCAAGAGTGGAGTTAACATCTTTGATGTTGGCAGAACCACCAAAGCTGAATGTATAACCATTGGTTATTTCTTTGCCAAGGGAGTGCCAGAAGCTATTGGTATCACCATTCTTTGCATCTTCAAGGGCTGTTATCACTGCATTATTCATCCTTAATGCAGTCATGATGTTGGAGTATTCCTCATCGTTATCCCATTCATTCATGGGTGCTCCTGCATCAGGCATCTTATCTGCGTTAGCATACTCTGCTAACTTGCGATACCAAGGCTTATTTTCATTCTCTTTTTTAAGAGCCTCGATACGTTTACGTGCAAGTTCGTTGAGTCGGTCTCTTTCCCTGTAGGCATTATCTAACTGGCGAGTGAGAGTTTTTGATGCGTCTATAGCGTTCTGCTCTGTGTCGGCAAGTTCACGTGTGCCATATTCATTACCACTTTCAGTAATATATGTTGTCTCCACCTTACCTGTTTCAGGATTGAAGGTAGGCTGTTGCTCAACCACGTTTCTATTTTCGCCAAGATTGACAGGAGATACTTTCAAGCCAGTATTGCCACGTGCGTAGTCCATGCGATTAAACGCCTGCTTCTGACCTCTGCTGACGTTTCTCTTTACCATTTCTGCACTGCCTATCATAGCCTGACGTTCTGCATCTGTCATGCCTTTTTGCACAGGCTTCGCAGGTTTTGGGGTTGGTTCTTCAAAGTCAGAGCTTATACTATTGTAGAAATCATCCTCTTCTCCTATCTCGTCAGTACCAAATGTACCACTATTGATAAGATTGTGATGGAACTCACGAGCTGTAGCCTCATCAGAGACTGCATCCATAAAATCCTTCTCACTACCAATCTCACTCTCTGTAACCTTACCACTGCCTATAAGGTTGCGGTATAATTCTGCACGTTTATCTTGACTCATGGGATGAATTATTTTTTATTTGGTAATAGACTTCCTTTTCTATTTGTTGCTCCTGTTTTTGTCTCTTCTACAACTTTCTTTTTAGCTTCACCTCTTCTGTTATAAGTAGTGGTAGTTTTGGTTTTATCTTGGTTATTACCACCTTTACCACCTGACTTCATTGTTGCTACTTCCTTGCGTGTTGCTGCCTGTGTTGCTGCTACAGACTGTCGGGTAGCATTGGATGCAGCTCCCATCTTCTCCCTTGATGCAATAGCTGCTGCATAGCGTTGGTTGGCAGCTTCACGGTCTGCATCTTTAGCCTCTTTTCTCTGCTGAAGTTCTTTCTCGGCTTTATTAGCATAATAATTCTCCATTGCTTCATTATGGCGTTTCGTTTCTGCCATTCTGTCAAGCTCACGTTGCTGCCTCTCAAAATTGATTTGTGCCTGCTGATCCATTCCTGCAGCACGCAACCTGGCATTTTGATATGCAAGTTCATTGGCTTGTCTCTCCTTGCGTATCTTCTCCAGTCTGTTATACATCTTATCGCTGAGGTTTTCCAATTCCATTGGCTTCACACCTCTTGCATGGGAATATGCCTTATGGAAAGCGGCAAGACCATCACCAATAGTAGCAAGAAGGGCATTACGCTTATTGCGCTTACGCTCTTCTTCAAGTTGTGCTTCTGTTGGTAAACCATGATTTTCTCTCTTCACCATATTCTGATATAGTGTACCAAGGTCGTAAGGCTTATTACTCTCTGCTGGAGCTGCCTGTTGCTGTGCCTCCACTGCTTCCTGTGGTTTTGTTGCAGGAGTCTGTTCACCTTTATGGTTTTGGTTCCAAGGTACTGCACTCATTACCTTTTGTCCAGGAGTTAAATCTTCCTCTTCAAGAGCTAATGGGCCCTGTCCTTGTATCTGTTGTTCCTGCTGCACACTTACCTGTGGCAGAGGTGTTACGGTCTTTTTCTCGGTTGTAGGAGCACTGACCGATACGCCACTATTCACAGTAGCAGGTTTCCCTGCCGTTGATGAAGAGGTAGAAGATGACTTTGACGATGAAGTTGACGGAGAAGATGATTTTGAAGCAGGAGTGCTACTGCTGCTTCCACTACCACTACTCTGTGACGAAGATGTCGTTGTCGTTTTAGTTACAGCCATATAAAACCCTCCTATTTTTTCTTTGTAAACAAACCTTCTACACCCATACCTGCAGAAATACCACCGGCAGCACCACCAATCATACTTGATGCTATATCACCAAAGCCTTGCTTCTGCATTTCAAGGTTCTGTATCTTCTCATCATAGGCATCGTTCTTTGCCTGATATTGGTTTTCTATGGCATCCTTACGTGCTTCACCTGCTACTGCAATCTGGCTGACAGTATCTGCCATCGCCTTGTTGCCTGCTTCCTTCTGAAGGGCTACAGACTCGTCAGTACCACCCATGACAGCAGCAGCACCAGCAGCAGCTCTGTTAGCTCGCTTCATGCGCTCTGCCTGCATAGTAAGCAGACGTTGAGCATCTGCACGCTGCGTTGCATCTTCGTTGTACCTACGATCATACCAATCTTTATTTTCCTTCTTCTTCTTTTCAATGGCAGCTATTGCCTGTTTAATCATCTTATTCTTCGACATACCACCGAAAAGACCTCCGAGGGCTCCTACAGCACCTCCAACTATTCCTCCAACAAACATCTTGCGCTGTGGGGCATACGAAATGCCAAGGCCAAGGCTTTTGAAATTATTTCTTTTAAACATGATATAAAAGAGTTAGAACTTATTATTTGCGTGCAAAATTAAAGCATTATCTTTGCAACAAAATTTTAAGTTCTTACACATGAAAGGAAAAAAAACAGGTGGCAGGCAAAAAGGAACCACCAATAAGACTACAGCATTTACAAAATCTGTCATTCAGGACATACTGAATGGCTATACGTCCTCTGACCTCTTTCAGAAGGATTTGAAAGACCTGGAGCCAAAAGACAGGCTCGATGTGATGATAAAGCTCATGGCCTTCACAACACCAAAGCCACAGAGCATAGACATGACTGTCAACGAGGGCCGACAAAAGACCATCGAAGACAAACTCGCAGAGCTGTCAGAAGAGAACGAATAGCTCTTCTAAAATTATCTATTTTAGAAAAAGGGAAAGTAGCATTTTCGTGACCTCACGAAGATGGTATAAAAAAAAAGAAAAAAAAGAAAAAGGGATAAGAACGGGATAATATCGGGAAATTCTTTTCTTATCCTTTTCTTTCATTTCATGGCAGAAAAAAGAAAAATCTTTTCTTTGATAAGAAAAAGTTATCCACACCTATTATATATATATTAACACATCGCAACACTTTTTTCGACACACTGCAAGCCCCATAAACACTGGGCTCATGAAGGTATGCTAACACACTGACGTTATTTTTGAGCCTGTTTTTTTACTCAAACTAACAAAAATCTAACACATCAAATAGCACACTGCAAGTCCCATAAACACTGGGCTCATGAAGGTATGCTAACACACCAACTAACACACAACCCTACTTTTTTCACAAAAAAAAAGAAAAAGAACAAAAAAGAAAATAAAATAATATATTATATAACACACTAAAGTGTGTGTAAAAAATGCGCACATACACGTGCGCGAGACACACACACTTTTTTTATTTTTTATTTTATATTTTTTTCGGCCTTTGACATTGCAGAAGCAATGGTCTTATCAAGCAGCTTGGCATAGGTATCTCTTGTTTGTTGTGTAGAACTATGACCAAGTATTCTTGCAACTATCTCCATATCAACACCAGCGTTCAGCAGTATTGTTGCACCTGTATGCCTTGCCCAATGAGTTGTTAAGTTTTTCTTAATACCTGCTTCCTTTGCAACAAGCTTGAGATATTCGTTATACTTAATGTTGCTGATGATGGGGAGTTTGTTGTTATACTTCTCCAACACTTTCCTTGCAGGCTCCATTAGCAGAAAAGAAAACTCCTGCCCTGTCTTTCCTCTGTTACCTGTGTATATACCATCCTTAACCTGCGAAGCATCAAAATCGCAAAGGTCTGTATATGCCATGCAGGTATATGTCTGGAACACAAAAAGGTCGCGCACTCTGTCCAATGACGCCATAGACATCTTTGCACGCTCGATCATGTGCAGCTCTTCCAAAGTCAGGTACTTCTGCAGACCACTTTCTTTGTCTCGCTCTATGTGTAGCCACTTATAAGGATTTCTCTTGATATATCCCTCCTCCATCGCATCACGGATAAAGGTGTCAAGGAAACGGTGGTAGTTCTGCCACTTGCTGTAGTTCTTCATCCCTTTTTCCTTAAGTTCCTCGTCCATTGCAATGATGTTGGCACCAGTAATGTCTGTAAAGTGTTCAATCTTCCCCCATTCAATTAACCATTTCAGGAATCTTTCATATCTCTCCTGTGTGTCTTTTTTCTTACCATACTTGCGTATCTCCGCACGCTTTACGCAAAAGTCTATGAAAGCCATGTTAGACTGTCCACTGCTTTTCAGTTCCTTTTCCAATTCTATAAGCGAGAATACACCTTCATTTTCCAGGACGGTGTTCACAGCCTTGCGTATGTTGCTCATGAAGATGTCAAGCGTATTGTTCAGTTCCCGTGAGTCAAAGCGGTTTGTAATCCATACACCACCCCTACCACGCCACTCACGCGGCAGCACCATCACGCCTGTTGACATATACTTTGATTTTCTCTCAAAGGTGATACGCAGCTCAATTACTCCTTCCTTAGTCGAAGAAGCTCTTTTCTTTCTGTCATACACATAAACTATTGATGGCAACTTTCTCATAATCTTTCATTTGTAAAAAGGTAAAACAAAATTCCCCCAAAAGGTAAAACATTTTCCATGTGGGTAAAACAATGGTAAAACAAAACCCCTATTAAGATATTGTATGATATGTTATAATATATACACATTGAATATTTCTCATTATTGCTACAAACCCCGTAAATACTGATATTTCCCCTGTAAATCAAAAAGATAGGACAGACAGCCCGTCCTATCTCTCGCGGAAGATGAGGGATAATTTTATTATTGTGTATATATCTATTTTTCAGCATATTATATTACCTTACCCACATTTAGGGTAAAACATTGGGAAAACTTTTTATTATTCTAATCTTCTTTGCTGATTTTTAACAAGTAGTCATATATGCTATCATTCACACATCGAGAGCATGTATATTCAAGCATAGATGTAGTCAATTCATCTACAGGCACACGAGTCACAGATATATTTGAAGAGCCTAATTCTCCATGTATTCCACCTATAGCCCAACACTTAGAGTTAATGTGTAATGTATTTTTGACATCAAGATACACATATTTATCAATCATTGAGACTTGTATATCTGCTTGTTGACTATCATCATTGTTTTGATTACTTTTGAGGAAAAGGTAAACAATAAACCCTATAAATAGTAGCAGGCATATGATCCAGGTATTGTATTTAAAAAAGGATTTCATAAGAATATTATTTTTGACCTTTGCACACAGAAAATAAAAAGGCGTTCAATTCATTTGTAGTCATATTCCTCACGATAACTTAATGTTGTTATCTCCAAAGGTAAACTTTAGAGTCCTATCTTTCTTTTCTTTGCCTAATTCAATAGTAATGGTTGCTTTTAGCTCTGTTTTGTCATCTGCATTATTACTTTTGAAGTAATCGAAAAGATTACATTCCAACACTTCCGATATTTCACATAGCAGGTTTGTATCAAGGCTTGCTTTCTCAAATACAGTTTTCTTAACGTTCTGTCTGGCGATGCCCACGCTGCGAGCAAATTCAGCATCAGAGAGACCTTTCTCGGTAACTTTCTCTCTGATAATCTCACCGATGTTAATTCTTTCAATCTTCATAGCGCAAAATTAGTTAGTTAAGGTTGATTGTAAAAGTAGATGTGTAATATATCAAACGTTAAATAAACTTAATTTCGTGTAATATCTTGTATTACTATTTGGAGATATGTAATCTTTTTTATTACCTTTGCACTCGAAAGTTAACAAATAAATTATAAATAAACAAATAAATGAGAAAGAATTTTAAAGAAAACTCGCCAATTCGCCCAAATTTGGCAGAAATGGCAGTTGGGGATGTCATTACATTCCCTAAGTGTAAAGTTACTTCCCTTCGCTCTACATGTGCTACTTTAGGTATGGAGAGGGATATGACTTTTAAAACTCGTGCTGACAAGAAGAAAGGAATAGTAATCGTAACACGTTTAGCGTAATGTTTGGTATTAAAAAGTGGAGTATCGAAAAAGAGAGAAAGGTATATTGCTCTAAACACAGAAACACTCCAGATGATATTATAGGAAAAGAGTATGTTCTTGGCTTAATAACGGTTCAATGTGTAGAGAGCAATAAGGCTGATAATCCTTGGTATATGGACTCTGCTACATGTGAAGGGTGCTTTTTTAATAATGTTGAGCATAATGTTTGTTTCGGTCACGGTTCATATGGGGATAGATATTTTTGTAGTCTCGGAGGTATCCGTAGGCAAATTATATTCGGCTTACCCTTTAAAGAAAAGTGTTGTGGATTTCAATTTAAACAAAAACAAGTATAGTATGAAAAAAAATGTTATCACGGAGGCTCTTGCCTTCTCAGCATCAGCAGTTATTATTGCAGGTATGTTCCTCACAGCTATAATCTTTGGATAAAATGGGGGTATTAAAGAAGGCAGTCTTTGATGTGATGCAGGGTGATAGATTTGCAGCTACACTGCGTATGCCTGTAACGCATTACATTGACGGAACACCTGTTGTCACAGAGTCTATGATGCGCAAGTATGCAGCAGAGAAAATGCCTACATTGAAATATCAGGCTTTCACAGTACACTATTCCAGAATGTCAAGTTTATGAATATCGGTCTTGTTGACATAGACGGTCACGCAAAGAAAAAGAAGTGGGGAGCTACAATCTACCCTAACATTGCTTTGGCGAAGATTTCTCGCTACCATAAGAGGCAGGGAGATAATGTAGAGTGGGCCTTTGCTATGAAGCATTATGACAGTATCTATATGTCCAAGATTTTCAATTTCTCTCCTGACGATCTGACAGCTTATGATGCTGACGAGATAATAAAGGGTGGCACTGGATATGATATTCACTCACACCTTCCTGTAGAGATAGACCGTCTGCAGCCTGACTATTCTCTTTATCCCAATGTCCCATCAGATATGGCCTATGGCTTTCTTACTCGCGGATGCCCAAACAAATGTGCCTGGTGCGTAGTGCCGAGAAAGGAAGGTGCCATTGTTCCATACATGGACGTTGACGATATAGCCATTGAGGGCCGAAACAAACTTGTGCTTATGGATAATAATATCCTTGCAGCAGGTGACTATGCAAAGCAGCAGCTTCAGAAGATTATTGACAAGAAGTATAAGGTTGACTTTAACCAGGCTCTCGATGCAAGACTTGTGACGGATGAATTTGCACAGTTGCTGGCACAGGTGAAATGGCTTGACAAAAACCGTATTCGCTTCGGCTGCGATACTCCCAAGCAGATAGAAGAATGTGAGCGTGCAATGGAAATGATTACTGGCTATGGCTTCAAGGGAGAGTATTTCCTATACACTAGCTTACAGAAAATTTCAGAGAGAGTTATTCCAGAGTGCATTATTGGTGGGATAAGTTGCAGGAAGCGAGGGAGAGCCACATGGGTAATTGGGTATATGCTTATGCACAGCCCTACCGAGACCCTGACAATCCACACAGGCCCATTCCACAATGGCAAAAGGATATGGCAGGCTGGGTTAACAAGAAAGCCCACTTTGTGGCACACTCTTTTGAAGAGTTTGAACCAAGAAAAGGATTTAAATGTATAGAATATTTTAGAAACAATTAAAAATCTTAACACAATGAACAGTATTAAATTCAAAATGACAGGCACATGCCCATTGATGCTTAACAATCCTCAGACTGTTAACCCAATGAATGAGTTTAGTAAGAAACTTAAAGAACTGACAAGTAAGCGAACCAAGACTGACGAGGATCAGAATGAAATCTTCCATCTGAAATTTCTTGCATCCTGCTATTGGAATGATAAGGGCCAATATGTGCTGCCTGCTAATATGATAGCAAAGAGCTTTGAGGCTGGTGCCAAGGAGAATAAACTTGGAGCAAAGTTCCAAAGGTCTGTATTTGTATTCAATGATGGTATATTGAAATTTAAGGAGAATGGCTGCACACCAGAAGAGCTGTGGCAAGACCATGCAGATACTTATGTTGACATTCGTCCTGTAGGTATTATGAAGTCGAAGGTCGTGACTGCACGCATGATTATTCCTGAGTGGAGTCTTGAAGGAGAATTATTCTTCGATGAGACGCAGCTTAATAAGAGCGAGATATGGCTTGCAATGACAAATGCAGGCTTACGTTATGGCATTGGCACATATCGCCAGTGTTACGGACGGTACACTGTTGAAGAGATAAAAGATAAGAAAAAGAAATAAAATGTAGTTTAGCCTGGCGAAGCGGAGTATAGCGTAGCGAAGCTTACAGTAGCGCAGCAGAGTTATATCCAAATTCAGCATAGTTCAGTATAGAACAGCATAGTTAAACGGAGCGAAGTAAAGCATAGCGTAGTTATATCCAAACACAGCGGAGCACAGCATACTGAAGTGGAGTATTGTACAGTTTAGCATAGTTATATCCAAATTCAGCATAGTCAAGCGCAGCATAGAACAGTATAGTTAAGCGGAGCGAAGTAAAGCTTAGCGTAGTAATATCCAAACACAGCATACCTTGGCGGAGTAAAGTCTGGCGCAGCCGAAGTTGAGTAGAGTTTAGTTAGGCGAAGCGGAGCGAAGCGAAGCAAAGTTATATCCCAATTTAGAAAAGTAAAGCGTAGTATTGTAAAGCTAAGTATAGAAAAGTATAGCGGAGTGGAGCAAAGCAAAGATTTTTTTAAACATTAAATACAAATGACATTACACGAAACAATTAACATCTCCAGGCGCAAACGCCTTGTGGAAGATGACAAGTTTGACAGGCACATGCGTAAAGCACGTGTGCAGGACATTGACAGCCGCAAGGCAATCTTCTGTCAGCAGACAGAGAACACTGTCAACGAGCGTGAACAACGAGCATCTATTACACCTTCATTCTATTAAAGCTATGACAGTACACAACGACATTCACGAAATGGAGGATGATAACACCTTCATCCCAGGTAATCAAGACGAAGAATGACATGGAACTTGGACAAAAGACTATCAATCAGATTGCGGATGCTGTGATACAACGCTTGCAGGAGAAGCAAGTGCCTGAGTATGTGCGCACCTCTGAGGCTGCAAAGATACTTGGCGTTAGCGAAGCTTACCTGCGGCAAATCAAAGACAGGTATCCACACAAGAAGGCGAGCAGCAATCAGCAGGGAGCACTGCTATTCAGACGTGATGCCCTGCTACCAGTATAATTATTTATTCACATTTACTAAAAACAAAAAACTATGAGTAACATCAATCTTACCGTTGACACAATCAACAAACTTGAAGTAACACAGATTATCCGCAACGAAGCGGTACGTGAACGTTTTATCCTTATCTACGACAAGCTATGGGGAGAAGGCACAGGCGAAGCAGCCTATGAACGTGAAGCCAATTATTTTCAGGCACAGCTACGCGACAAGGAGAATTTGAGAGACTGTACAAAGTTCTCTATCTTCACATCGTTTATAGACCTTGCTGTATGTGGTTTATCCTTGGAACCAGGTGCACGTGCTCTCTGCTATCTTATTCCTCGTTCAACAAAGATAGGCTCTAACAATGGTCAGAACCAATATGAGAAGCGTGCAAATCTAACTATCTCAGGTTATGGCGAATTGGTGCTGAGAGCACGCGCTGGACAGATACGTCATGCTGACAATCCTGTACTTGTGTATGAGGGCGATACATTCTCCTTCTCTGATATTGACGGACGTAAGACTGTCAGATACACCTGCAATCTCCCACACACCTCTAACCATATTGTGGCTGCATACCTTCGCATCACTCGCACTGATGGCACTATCGACTATGCTGTCATGCTTGAAGAAGATTGGAAGCGTCTTGAAGGATATTCAGAAGAGAATAACAAATACTTTGACCGTGAAAGCAAAACATGGGTTAAGAAGGCGAATGAACTATATAACACCAATGGCGGCAGCATAGACCCTGGCTTCCTGTGTGCAAAGCTTATCAAACATGCGTTTAAGACCTATCCAAAGGTACGTACTGGTAAGGCCGTCCTTGAGTCTGAGGAAGAGCCACAACAACCCGAAGTCAATGTTGATGATTTCTATAAGGTTGAAGGTGCTGCTCCTGCTGGCGAGGCACAAGTCAACACACCAACCAACGAACCACCTACACAGCAGGCTGCATCTGTTGCAGCAGGCGTAACAGGTACAGCAGACAATGATGATGAAACCTTTTAAACTTTATTAGCCATGAGTGAAGTACAACAACATACAGAGCTTTCTATTATAGCATCTGACAACGTAAAAGCTATCGTTCTGCAGGCTCCTAATGTCTATGCAGAGAATGTTACAAGTAAAGATAACTGCATTGGTGCAGGCAGCAAACTATTGGCACGTATCAATGCTGAGGGTATGACAGACGAGTTAGATCAGCTTGCAGCATCATACATCGTTAAGTCACGTAAGACTGTCACGAAGATGAATGAGAAGCGTTCCCCCCTTACAAAGCTCTTCGACCAGATGCGTGCGCAGTTTACAAGCTTGGAAAATACCATAGACCCAAGCAAAGCAGGTACTGTAGCATATCAGCTGCAGCTAAAGCGCAATGAGTTTGCCAGGAAGAAACTTGCCGAAGAGGAAGCACGCAAAAGAGTAGAACAGGCAAAACTACAGGCTGAACAGGCACGCAACAACTATAGTGAGGCTTGCAAGGCTGCATATAATGATTTGTTTGACATTCTCCTTGCTGAGGAACAGGATAGACTTGCTACCTTATTCGGCAATGTCACTCTCCATAATTATGAGCAGAGTCTGAAATACCTGCAGGACTTGCAGTGTGATAACTTTGAATATGTAATGGCCAGTCGCGGCTATAAGGCCCAAGCTCCTGCTGTTCCTGAGAGTATCACTCCTGCGGAAGCATCACAGATACGCAACTACGCTATTGCTGGACATAAAGTTGTTCTTGCCGAAAAGTTCAAGATGGAGATGCAGGCTGCAAAGCAGAAGTATATTGATTTCATGCCTGCCAAGAAAGCAGAGCTTGAACAGGCTGCTGCAGAAGGTAACAATGGTGTTACCAACATCGACAACGCTGTAAAGCAGGAAATAGAGACGGAGCGCAAGCAGGCAGAGCAGACACAGGCTGCTGCTGATAAGGCAAAGGCCGTGCAAAGCGAATTGGGTAATCTCTTCGAGCAACAGGCTACTGCTACTACTGCAACACCTGCAGCATATTCTCCCAAGAGTAGCGTAAAGAAAAAGATTGTGCCACTCAATGCAGAAGCGTTCCCTGAAATATTTGCCCTGTGGTGGGGAGCTGAGGGCTGCAAGATGTCTGTTGAGGACTTGTCAAAGATGTTCAAGAAGCAGATTACCTTCTGTGAGAAGCTGGCGAATAAGGAAGGTACTATGATTACCTCCGAGAATATCGAATACCAAGATGATGTTACTGCAAAATGAACCCTGATGTGTATTACAATCGTAGTGAGGTTAGTAATTCTGACCTCACTGCATTAAAACTCCTTCTGCATCCTGGCTTACAGACAGGCAACAAGGAAGCAGCCTTCCGTTTTGGCTCTCTTGTGGATGCTCTGATAACGGAACCTGATCGTGCCAACTTCTACCGTAAGACAGTTGACGATGTCGTTTATACTGACGATGAGTGGCAGCATGCCATTGATATGCGCAGGGCCTTGTACCGTGAAGCGGAACACGATGCCTTCTTAAAGAAGGTACTGGAGCTGTCCGATACACAGCAGATAATGCTACGGCATTCGCAGCAGTTTGAGTATGGTGAATTTCCTTTCACCCTTGATACTCGCTGCAAGTGGGATTGGTGGATAGGTGCCGCAGGCTTTGGTGGAGACCTCAAAACCACCTCTGCAAGCTCACAGAAAGAGTTTGACGAAGCTATTGACCTGTTCGATTGGGACAGGAGCCGTGCATGGTATATGGATATTGCAGGCTCTAATAAAGATTTTATCTATGCTATCAGCAAAAAGAATGGCAAGGTGTTTAAACACTTCATCAAACGCGGTGACAGCACCTATACCAGGGGAAGGAAAAAGTATGAAGAATTAGCATTTCACTATTGGTGTTTAAATTTGTAAATTGAATAATTATATGGAAATAGAAACAACAATGCCTGAGATATGGTATTCATAAAAGGATTAAGACTATGGCAAAACAAGTAATAAAAGCCTACAAAGGCTTCGAAAAAGACCTCTCATGTAGAGGCTTTCAGTATGAGATAGGTAAGGAGTATGAACAAGATGGTGAAATCCTCCCATGTAGTAATGGCTTCCATGCCTGCGAAAACCCTCTTGACGTGTTGGACTACTACGGCAGCATCGACAATAGATTTTGTGAGGTAGAGCAATCAGGTACTATCGTTAAGAATGATGATAAGGCAGCATCTTCAAAGATAAAGATTAAGGCCGAGATAGGTTTTGTGGGACTGTTCAAGGCTGGCATAGAATATCTTAAAGAGTTGACCAATCCAGACAAGGTTGTTAAAGAGACAAAAGATGCTTCAGCAGAAAGCGGTGACTCTGCAAAGATTGGTTCAAGCGGTGACTCTGCAAAGATTGGTTCAAGCGGTTACTCTGCAAAGATTGGTTCAAGCGGTGACTCTGCAAAGATTGGTTCAAGCGGTTACTCTGCAAAGATTGGTTCAAGCGGTGACTATGCACAGATTGGTTCAAGCGGTGACTCTGCAAAGATTGGTTCAAGCGGTGACTCTGCAAAGATTGGTTCAAGCGGTGACTATGCAAAGATTGGTTCAAGCGGTGACTCTGCAAAGATTGGTTCAAGCGGTTACTCTGCAAAGATTGGTTCAAGCGGTTACTCTGCAAAGATTGGTTCAAGCGGTGACTATGCACAGATTGGTTCAAGCGGTGACTCTGCAAAGATTGGTTCAAGCGGTGACTATGCAAAGATAAACTCTACTGGAGAGGACTCTGTTATATGCTGCGCTGGTCACAACTCTTGTGTCAAGGCAAAGCAAGGCTCATGGATAACGCTTGCAGAATGGGAATATAGCGAAGAGAAAAAACGATATGTGCCAAAGTGCGTTAAGACAGAGTTTGTAGATGGTGAACGTATCAAGGCTGATACCTGGTATAAATTACAAGACGGAGAGTTTAAGGAAGTAGGAGAATAAGTATATGGCACAATTTATTAGTTTACGCACTCAGGGAAGATGTGGTGGAATAATGGTCAATGTTGACGAAATCAGTTCTTGTCATATAGAAGGTGGTTTTAGTTACACAGACTATATACTTATCCTTAAAAATGGCACGAGATACAACTTAAACGCAGAATCGTACAATAAAGTTACGAATTTAATAAGCGAATAAGGTATGACAGATAAATTATTTGATAATGCCAAATTTGGAGATATGTTCCGAACAACAGAAAATAAACAAGCGGTATTTTTGCGTTTTGCCGAAAACGCAGAATATAAATTTGCAATTTTGTATGTTGAAGGATGGGGGAATGTGCAGATGTTTAGACATAATGGCAAGGAGGTATCTAATGACGCTGCCCATAGTATTATTAGCAAGCAAGAAGAGCCTGTGGAGAAAGCAAGGAAAGAGACATTACAGGAGGTAAAATCAAAATTGTTGTATATGCTAAACACAAGTATTGATAACAAACATTTCTTTGAACAATTAGATGATTACATTGAAGAACTTGAAAACAAGCAATGAAAGATGAGTGAAGTAAACAATAAATTAAGATGGAGTGAGGAAGAAATCTTTAAACTTATTCAGTATGCTAACACCGTATTTGAGATAGAAATACCTCTTGCTACGGAAATCCGTAAGACTGTAGGATACTTACAAGCGTGCAGACGAATAGGTCATAAAGACGAAGATA